GAAAGTAAGCAAGTCATAAGCCGTCAAGTAAAGGTCGAATGCCGTGAGGTGCATTTTCTTCGTAAGATTTTTCGGGAACGAATATTTCAATGTTATCGTTTTCATACGCAAGAACGATGCATCTTCGATATAACGGTCGGAACCCAACGAGTTATAACCTCTGCCATAAAGAGCACGCGGCATATCGGTAACATCACCCTCGTTTCTCCAACGACGCAAAGTAGCGGTACTTTGATTGCTTTTTCCTTCGATGAATAAGTCCCAAGCGCATAGCTATCTTTCCAATACATGGTTGCATGTCCCTTACCGTCGCTTAAAATCTCTATAGCAATCGGGCCTTCCATATTAGCTAAAATTTCCTTGTCCTGACTTCTGATTAACATTTTGCACCCTCCTAATATCTATCAAATTCAATGCTATTGTCTGAATAGAATCTGTAAGCATCTTCTCTGATTTTCTTAACTTCACGCATGATAATTTCTTTTGCTTTTTTGACAGCTTTGTCAAAATCTTCTGTTCCGAGATCGTAGTTATCAATGTTCAGTGCCTTGCTGTTGAGAAACAGTGCATCTCCACAGCTAACATATTTGTGGATACTTATTTCTAAAGAATTGTTCTTTAAATTGAAAATACTTCCGGTTTTAGGCTCTTCGTTATACTTAGCATTACTTTTGAATTTCATTGTTATCCTCACTTTCCACATGTAAGCAACTGTCACGCTATTGTGCAGTCCTCCATGGTTTCTAAATAAAATCTTTGATATTCATTTGCGGATTTCTTTCTAAAACAATCATTTCATCTTTAGCTCTCTGATAAAAATTTCTATCAATTTCAAATCCATATGCGCTTCTTCCAAGTTCCATGGCTGCTCTCAATGTGCTGCCACTTCCGCAGCATGGGTCAATCACTACATCGCCAGGATCGGTAAATATTTCGATTAATCTTTTCAGAACGGCTACTGGTTTTTGTGCGGGATGAATTTTAGGAATATCCTTTCCGTCTTTTTCCCACTGAAACCAGTTAAAAACCATCTTTCCAGTACCGCGAATAGTCTTTCCGTTTTCATCCGTCTGTGCTCCATTTCTGAACTTTGGAAGTTTATTTCGGTAAAACACAAGTGCGTATTCTGTAGCCCCTACCACACGCATGTTAGCTTTTAGTACCTGTGGGCTGTAATTTTTAATGAACACAAGCGGTATGTAGTGAACGAATCCATGTTTCGCGGCCGCATTGATCAGCGTTTGTATTTGCTCAAACGAACAAAATACGATCATGCATGGTGCATCTGAACTTCTTCCTCTTGCGCCTGCCTTTTTAGGCTCTTTTCTCAACATTTTTGAACAGAAGTGAAAATATTCATACAGATTGAAATTGAAATCTGAGTTGAAAGCTGCTTTTCCGGCTAATTTACTTTCACCATTCTTATTATCTCCGCCCGTGTACCACATTGGATTACTGCCATAAAAGTTGTTTCCAACATTGTAAGGTACATCCGCAATTACAAGTTGTGCTCTTGGAATTGCATATTTTTTATAATTCTGCATAGAATCACGATATATTTCACATTTTAAATTCATTTTTTTCTAAGAAGCCCGGTATACCCTTGCCCCGGCCGGAGGCTGGCTCCTTTCTTTTTTAATTAATTGTTTTTTTGCTTGATTAAATACAACCTCGTTTCACGAGGATAAGTGTTATTCCTTTCTTTTAACCATCTTCATATTTACTCGATTTCATTCAACATCATTCTTAATTTTCCGTAACATGGACAAATCCTTGTGTTATCGAAAATATCTCGCAGCAACACACAATGCGGATAAATCGCATCGACCTCGTAAATGTGTTCCACTTTTTCCTCTCCGCGTTCTGTGTACTTAATGCGATTCCCTTTGCGGATCCCGTACCTTTCTGCCAGATACGCTCTCAATTCTTGAATCGTTATGGCATTATTCCTCATCTGAACATCTACTCTCATTTTTTCTCCTAAAAACCGATTTTATCTTCACCATCGAGGATTTCTTCATCCTCATCGTCAAAATCGAAATCTGGCGTTTCTTCTACATCAGTTACTTTCCATTTCGACATGTTCTTTCCTCGCTCAACCAGTTCTGCCCTCTGCTCTTCTGTCAGCTTTCTCGGGGCACGTAAATTTGGCACGTATTTTCTCGGAACATGAGCGAAAATCGAGCCATCTTTGTTAATTGCGATAACCTTTACATCTTCCGGGTTTTCTTCTTTCAGTTTAAGTGTTCGATTCTTTAAAGTACTTCCGTTGTATGCCGATACCTCAGCATAGTCACTTCCACGTATCCATGCGATACTACATTCATTGCAATTCTCCGCCATTATCTTCCCTCCACCTTTAATATTTTTCTCAGCTTCGATGTGAGTAAGTCAAACTGTGCAAGCATGTCTTTGTCCTTGTGCTTTCTAACAGTGATATCGTCTTCCGAATCATCCAGGTAATATTCACCATTGATAGGCTCTCTGTAGTCTATTTTTGATTTGAAGTCCCACCCGGAAAGATTGAATCTTTCAACAGTTTCTTTCCGGGTAAGTGTATCTACGAACGTCCCATCTAAGGTGTACAGATCGTAAAGTTTCATCTTTCACTCTTTCTTACCAGCCGGTATTTTCTGTGAGAATTGCTCCCTGAAAATTCAATCAGCCCATCATCCGCAAACTGACGTAAATGTCTCTGAACTGCACTGGGGCTTAAATCCAATTCCTCAGCTATCGTTTTAATCTGTGGCATTTCGCCTTTGCGTTTTTCGTATTTTACGATGAAATAATAAATATCTTTACGATTCTGCTCGTATTCCTTATGTTTTCTGCTCTTTATTTCACGTATAGTCATTTCTCGTAGTTCCTTTCATCAAGCATTTCTTTGAATTTCTCAAAGGCTTTGATTGAAGTTTTGTTGTTCTGCTTTTCGGGTTTCAAAGATATCTGAAGGTGGGTGTCGATGATATGTGATAAATCACGGGCCAGAGTTTTCTTGCCTTGTCGGATACCATCACGATATCCTTTTGCCGGGCGGTAATCAGCAATCTTCTCTTTTCCTTCATCCTGTCCACCACCAGTCTTGTTTTTCACAATCCATCCGGCATCAATGGCTTTCTGGATGTATTCTCGTTCTTTTTCATCAAGCTGTGATACCGGGCAATGGAAAAAATCAATCTTGTAGCCGTTCTTATTATCTTCTGAATACAGCCCATGTGCTTTCATGGAACGATCAATATGCTGCTCGTATCCTGACATGTGTTGCGCCAGTCTGGTAAGAAGTTTCACTGACTGCCCGATATATCCATGAGTTTCGGTACGCCAGAGTATATATATTCCGGTTCCTTCATCCAGTTTCGGATTTACTTTCAGAAGTTTCTTCTTGTTGCTAGCTTCAATGGCTTTTGCCTGTCTGAATTTCTTGTAATCCAACTGAAATTCCTTTCAATTACGAAAACGGTAAATCCGGATCGTAAGCCGGTTCAACAAATGTGTCGCTTGCCGGTGCTGACGGTGGAACTGCGCCGGTGCTTTCAGGCTGGTTGCTTCTACCCTTACTTTCCACAAATTCATGGGTTTCTATCAGACAGTCATTTGTGTAAATTTTCTTTCCATCAGTGTCCGTATAGTTTCCAGTCTGCCAGCTTCCGATGACTGCAATTTTCATTCCCTTATGCAGGCATTTTTCAGCAAACTCCCCATTTTTACCAAGTGCAACACAATTTATAAAATCTGCTTTCCGCTCATTATCTTTACGATACTGTCTTTCTACTGCAAGAGTGTATCTGGCAATGGTTATGTTATTGGTTCCGGTACGTATGTCCGGGTCTTTCACTAATCGACCGATCAAAATTACTTTGTTCATGTTATTTCTCCTTATAAGCTTTAGGCATCGGCATCCACGCCGAAACCGTATATTTTATCTCTCTTCCAACTCCAACATCTGCCCATTCACCGTTTCCAATATATCTCAGAGATGTTGGCCATTCAGCACCCTTGATTGTTACCGTGTACTGCGGCAGTTCCTCGATATCAGCATCTTCGTCCGGCTCTGGCGGTAACATTAATTCTGTCGGAATCCATTCAATCACCGGATTATATGATGTGAAACATTCCTTTGCCTTTTCCAGTGCATCATTCCATCCTCTGTCGTACAAACTGGATATTGAAGAGATTTCCTTTTTGTTTTTGTCCAGAACATTAATTAAAATTTGCATCCTGTCACTCCTTTTTATCCTCGTAAAAACTCAAGTAATCAAACCACTGGTCTTTGATAAAATGCCCGATGATTTTTACTGAACTTCCCCATCCTTTTGTTGCGACCCGAACATGCTTTCCTTTTAAATCCACAAGATCTTCAACGCCAACTACATCCATAATTCGCATGATTGCTTCCATTCCGGAAGCAGAACCTTTAAATTCTCTGGCTCCCAAATATCCATGTCCAAGAGCATAGCCGCCGTAAACGACTCCCCATCCGCCACCGTTCAGCGTAAGATCAAGTGAAAGTACTCCGTGATCTCTGAAATTTAATGATACATTTGTAATCTCAGCGTTTTGAAGCTTATATCCATCCGCCAGTAAAAGTTCTTCTGTCCATTCTTTCAATTTTATTCCTCCTCATAATCGTTACAGTACAGCGATCCGTAATCCCAGGCTAATGTGCAGCAATTACGGAATCTGCATTTGCTACAATCTGTCATTTCCATATCCCCTTCTCCTTTCAAAACGGAAACAAATTCAAATCAACTTCCAGTCCAGCTCGTCCAATCTGAACCAGAACATTATCCCCAACAACTTCTTTGACTTCTTTAAGCATTTTTTCAGCATCCGAGGCATCACCACTCAAATGTACCAGTGTTATCGTTTTGAGCGATTCTGTGAGATTTTCCTTAATGAATTGCTTGCAAGTTGACAAAGAACAATGCCCGGTGATCTGGTGTTTCCACTTCGGGTTGTTTCTGTCTATCAGTTCCTCGCAGTAATTACAACCAATAACCAAGTGATTAAGCTCCATTAATTTGAATTTGTACCGGCAATGCTCAAAATCTGTCAGGTAAAGAAGCTTTCCCATTTCCTCATGTTCCACTAGATACCCGAAGTTCGGGCACAGTTCTTTATTTGCAGATGTATGCGGCAGGCTAAACGGAACTGCGCTGAACGAGCCGATTTTGAAGTATTTCTTTTCAGCAACAGCTTTTATAGTTCCGTCCGTTATGCCTAAGTTTTTGATTGTTTCTTGCCCGGTATAGACCGTGATTCCGGCGTTCATGATTTCATGAATAGCTTCGGTGTGATCACCTTAACCATGTTCATGTGAAAGAAGCACACCGGAAATATTGATTATCTGGTAGTCAATCCCTCTGAGGATTTTCTTATACTTGCATCCGCAGTCAAGAAGAACAATCTCGCCTGTGCTTGACTGCAAAGCGTAACAATTTCCTTTCGTACTTCCTGTTGAGATTACTCGCATGAACAAATGGTATCACCTCTTTTCTTTCCATAAAATTAATACCTATTATTTTATAATCCCGATACATTTAAAGCTGAGGTAATTTCTTTGATGCTATCTCTTATTTTTCGCGGAAGAACGTAGTCTCCATTTTCATTTTTTAAATCCATTACATTCGGAAGATTTTCTCTAAGAAGTTTTAATTCGTATCTTCCCAAGAAAGTCGATTCCAATTTTGTTTTTCCTTCTTTTGGAAGAATGAATATTGGTTTGTTTGAAATATATGCATACATAACCATACTCATTGCCTCTTTCGCCTGTTCTTCTGTTGAGTAAACAGCCATAATTGTTCCTTTTTCACCGACCTTTGGAATGTATGCTCTTATGATATTTTCAGCTCTGCTTAATGAAGTGTTTTCGTAAGGAATGTCAATATTTCCTGTCTGACTAATTAATCTCATTTCATTCTCCTTTCAATTTCCAAATCCATACTGTGGCATAATTTAATACAGTTTCCATGAAGCATATGGTTCCTACATGCTTCATATTTTTCGTTGAATTTTTCCATTGGCATCTTTTCTTCGTTTACTGCACGAACCCATCTACGAATCTTTTCCTGAGTATTTCTTTTTCTGTCACCACGTAATTTTCTGATATATTTTCCCTCATCAGTCACGTAATGGTGGAATCCAAGATAACACAGTCCCATTCGAAACGGTACAATTTGCGATTTTGGGTTCAATTCCAACCCGAGACTTTTAACCATCATTCGAATTGCTTCAAGAATTTCTCTGGCGATGTCTTTTGTTTTGCACAACACATAAAAATCATCGTTATATCGTCCATAATATGGATTTCCAAACTCAATCGTTATCATCTGATCTAGCGAATGAAGTAGTAGCAATGCATATTTCAGGTTGACCTGGTTCCCTAATGGCAGCCCTGGATTTTCTGTGCTATCAATAAATAAATGATTCAGCCAGATTGTAAAATTATCATCAAAATAGTAGTCAAGCACGTCTTTCATTATTTCATGATCTATGCTGTAAAAGTATTTATGAATATCACATTTTACAATCCAGCCATTAATTCCATTCTTTTCATAGAAATCCAACATTTGCTCCTTTAAACCGTCCATTGCCATATGTTGTCCTTTTCCCTGTTGTCCAGCGGTATTCCATTTAATCAGAATTTTTTCAAGCTTCGGTGTCAGAATGTAATCAGAAAAGCATCTCTGTACTACTTTATCCTTAAATGCACATGATTCTATCGTTCGCTCTTTTGGCTCATGGATTTGAAATTTATTATATGGATTTATGGTATACGTTTGGTTTTCCAACTGTTCCTTTAGAAGGTGAATACCTTCAAGAGATAAATTAGAAAACCTTGCAGTGCCTGAGTTAAATTTTTTACCGCTTTTAACCTTCTTGTAAGAACGATATAAATTCTCAAAATTTGCAACAATATCTTTATCCATTGTTTTTGTCCCTTTATATTTATCCATTCCGGAAAGGTTATGCATTTACTTGTATCTTTACTGATTTCAGCTTTGCGCTTACTCTGTCTGCCTGTGATCCAGGTTGGGCGAACACCGTTACTGTTGTTGTAGTTATTGCTGTTGATATTGCCGGAAGGCGAAACAACGGTATTGCAACGCATAACCCAAGTTGTTACCTGTTTCTGTCTTTTGTTCTCCATGAAATAGTCATGTACTTTATATCTTTGACCATTTGTGACCATGACTCCATTCCACCGGAGTTGATAATTCCTAATTCATATGAAAGTTCTATAAAGTACATCAACTCATCACAATGAGTAATGGCTTTCGTTTGAAGCTCTAATCGTTCTCTTTTATAATCTTTCAGATCAGTTCGGTTGGCTTCAAAAAGCAACTCGTAGATTTCTAATGCTTTATTTTGCATTTTATCTACAAGTGAAAACCTGTATTTCTTCGGGTATCGTCTGGCATTGCTCGTAACTATTAATGTATGCTTTGCAAGCTGCTTAGCTTTTGTTATTACCTTTAAATCTTCATTTGCCATTAATCATCACTTCCCAATTCAAAGATTGAAGAAGAAAAGATACAAACTGGGCGAACACCGCAACTGCCGCGGTAGTCATCGCCGCAGATAAGGCCGGAAGGCGAAACAACGGTAAGTGTTGAATTGTAATCATTTACTGGTGTACTCCATGGCGTAATCAACCACCACCATTTCGGCATGTTCGGAAGTAATTTACGATATTTCCGGTACTCATCCACAGTCAAAAGTGAAATCTTATCTTCGCAATGTCCGTATTCTGTCTGCCCGTCCAGAGAAAGTAAATCACGATCAAATCCGATGACTGCATCTTCTCCTAATTCGTTCGCAATCTTTTTTAAGAATTTAGTGTTTAATTCTTCTCGAAGTTTACTTGAAAGCCAGTTGTTTGAATCCGAATCAAATGTTCTTTCTTTTCCATCAAATCCATTCAAAATGGCAAAATATCCTTTTTCTGTCTTATCCAGAATCATCCATTCCATTCCGGCAATTTCTACCGTTTTACCAATTTTCGGTTTTTCCATATGCTGCTTTTTATATTCGGCAAATTCTTTGTTGATCCGGTTTAATTCATTTTCAAAATATTTCAGATTTTCCTTCATTTTTCATTCCTCCACTTTAGATACAAAGATATTAGATTTTAAGATACAAACTGGGCGAACACCGTTACTGTAGTTGTAGTTACCGCTGTAGATACCGCCGGAAGGCGAAACAACGGTAACACTTTTTCCCCCTCCACGTTCTTTCGTTGACCATGGCGATAATGTCCAATACCAATCATCCAAATATTGATTCGGTATGATATCTGTATATTCACGCGCTTCATCAAATGTAATAGGTCGAATTTTACAATCAACAGTTCCGAGTTTCTGTCCATCTACCGTAATAATATCTGCCGTATGTGTTTCAATATTTTCTGCCCCGAATTCTTCTTCGAAGTCTTTCAGAATTTCAGTGTCACACAGTTTCTTTACCTTTGATGTTTTGTAATCTGAGGTATCACCAAACTCTACATTTTCTTTCACCAGATTAAAAGAAATAATTTTCGTTGTATCGCCATACTGCTCTAATACTTTGTATTTGCGTTTCCCCGTAGTCTGGAACACATCACCAGGGCTCATACTTGACAGTGCAATCTTTCCGGCTTTTCCCTGTTTTTCCAGAAGTTCAACCAGTTCCTTTGCTTTTTTTAAAATTTCGTTATTGTTCATTTTTGATACCTCCCTATCTTGCTGTAAACGTAATTAACAAGTTAATAACGTTGAGAATAACCAGTGTAATCATCATCGGCAATGTTTCTTTCTTTGCGAACGCATAAACTGTTGCAATAATCCATGCGATAAGTGAAATTGCAAACATGACAACCAAACACGAATGAACCATATCACATTTCCTCCTGTTTCATAAAATCCGGAATCTCTGGTTCTTTACCTGCTGCCGGGACTGGTTCTTTTTCTACCGTCTGGACAGTTTCTTCAACCGTCGGCTGCTTCGGCTGTTCCTCGATTGCCATTGGCTCTGGGATAAATTCTTCGGTGTTGGCGTTCTGTTCGATTTCTTCCTGTACTTCTTTATATGTGGCGTCCATCATGTTGTATTCGTAAGCCTGCACTGGATTGTCCCATTTCTTAGGAATAGACTTCATAATGTTGTTTCGCATCTTACGAATAATCATTGATTCTTTTGACTGTGTTTCGTAATAAGACGGTGAAATGTACGGCCTTAATTCCTCGCAATCAATAATTGCTTCCAGCTCTCCAATGTCAGAGACCTTTTTCATAATCTCTTTTTTCTTTGCTTCGATCTGAGCTTTCTGTGCATCCGTAGCTTTATATCTGTCTGCGCAAATTCCAAAAGTTTCATTCTGGAGGTTATTCTTGATGTGTGCTGCAAGATTCTTCAAAACATCTGCTCTTTCACATGAAAGGTATTCGATGTGCCCGTCCTTGTATTGAATCGGATATACAATACGGACTACCTTACCTACGCCAGATTCTTCCCATTCCGGTGGTGTAATTTCTACGCCTTTATGTCTTGGTGGTGTATATTTGTCTCCCTCTCTGACTTTCCAGTACGGAAATACTTTAGCCACATTGACACCGTATCTGCTTACAAGGGCATCGTTTCCATCGCCCTCAATCGCAAATTCAACTTTCTTTTCCCACTGAGGTTTCTGTCCTTTCGCTGCTACATTTACGTTTCTGATCTGGAAATAGCATTCTCTTGGCTGTGCGTTTGCGTTTAGCTTTAATGTTGCTACCTTGCTCAGAATAAATTTAAGATTAGAACCGTTGATTGCGTCAAAATTGGCGCCGCTCTCATGTACCATCTGGAAAATAGATCCCATTGCTGCCACTACGCAATCTTTTGAATAAGAATCAAACTCCATTCCTCTTGAAGTCAAATCTCTTTCCATTAAATCGACATACCGATTTGTGTAGTAGGAAAGTTGTGTGTTGAAATTTGCTACCTGTGTGTTTTCTGCCATTTTAATTCTCCTTCTCTTTTCTAATTGCTTTCGCAAATGATTTGCATTTCAAAAACATTAATATCGTTCTAACCGGCATACTTTTTATTGCTTCAATATGTTTGGTTCGTCCTCCAAACATTACCCGTTCCTGTTCCAGAAGTGTATTAATATCATCGATTGCTTCGCCCGGAACGAATTTTCTCTTTGATTGCAAATACTGTTTATGTTCGTTTTCCCATACACAATGTTTGCACTCTGGTTTAAATGATGGGGCTCTACGCCCTGTTCTTTTGTCTAAAAAAGAACTCGCACAATATCTACATGGATTTCTTTAAACTGACATTTTGCCCTCCTTTTTAATATCATTAAAACTTACTGCACTCTGCTGTACTCATTCTTATCCAATCTTTTCAGTGCTGTTCCATTGAAATTCGATTTGTAGCCTCGCTTTTCCGTAGCTCCTCGTAACTCAGCCTCTCCATAGCTCTTCAATTCTTCTCTACTCAGTACCTTCGCAAAGCGCCTTGCGGCACTGTCATTCCGTTTGCTATGTTTATTTTCTCTTTTTCAATCAGGTCTTAGCTTTGCTTTTCCGTTTCATATCATTTCACTTTCAACTCTTCCCACTTGAAGCGACCTTTGCCTGAATTTCTCCACTGTCCGATGCCTCTTAATTCCCCGTAATCAAGCCATTCTCTTACTACAGCTTCATGACTATCGCATAAACATTTAATCGTAAATTCAATCTGACTTCCAGCCGGAATGCTTTCACTGTTTGCCAATGCAATTCTTTCACCCTGTGCTGTCTGTCCTCTTAATGGTCTCTGACAAGTTCCCATTTCACCGTCAAAATGAATCGGAATTTTTCTTTCTTCAACAAAAATCAGACCATCAATTTCTTTCTTATAAGCCTTGATTTTAGATGATCTTGAACCGGTGACTTTTCTGAGCATACCACAAGCATCTTTGAAAAAGCCTTTGATCTGATAATCCCAGTAAATTGGAACACCGTTGTCTCTCGGAAATACTGTCATGGATTTCTCCACAACTTCTTCTACTCAAATAGCTTCCACCTCTTCTTTTCTTGTCGGTGCATCTGGTGCATTTGAAGCAATAAACTTTTCATGAATTTCCGGTTCTGCGCTTGCTGTCCCTAAAATTTCCTCTAAAAATGTTAATCTTACCTTTAATTCTTTCATTTTCTTTTACCTCTCTTTTTTTATAGTATTTGGTGCTTTTCCTAACTGTTCGATTCTATGCCGCCGCATTGCTATGTTTCGCCTTGCCCTTGCGTTTTCGTTGCTTATCACAGCTCTGCCCTGCTTCTCCTTTGCGACGCCACTCAGTTCCATGCCATTGCCCTACACTTCATCGTTCGTCATTGACTTGCCATTCCTTTGCGATCTCATCAGTGCGCTTCTATTCCACCGCTACGCCTATCGAAGCTCTTCCTTTGCGAATCTGTTCGAATTATTTTTAAATATTTTTCACACTTAATTCCCCATCTGAAACCTTCAACAGAATCATCTGTGTATCTAATCCTGGAATCCTGTCCGAATTTACACTCTCGGTATCGTCAACCCAAACCGGAAGTCGTAAGTCGTTCATCTCCTGTAACCCCATCACAAGGTCAATGTCGCAAAGGATCCGGTCGCTGTGGTTCAGGCCGTTTGCGTAATCAATACCGTTGCAAATCATCCGGCAAGTTTCCAACGGTTCTCCATCCTGCGTGTAGTCAAGGAACTGGAACTGAAAATGTTTGAAGTGCGGATTAATCACTGCTGCCAGTGCCTTGTTCTTCTCAATGGAATATTCGGTCAGCTGATCTACTTTCTGCTGAATGTTTGCCTGCTTCTGTGAAAGCTTTTTCTGCTCTTCCTGCAACGCTTCAAGGTTATTAGCTTTTTCCTCAAGCCTTGCAGTCTGAGCCTTAATCTTTGCTTCAACATCTCTGAGTTTTGCTTCCAGAGAATGACGGTTGTTGCTTAACAAAATCCTGTCATTTTCACCGTTTCCGATTCCATTGAGACTTTCTTCCAGTGCTGAGATTTTGCCGCAAACTGCCTTGTATTCTTCATCGCCAGACATATCCGGTTCTGGAATCGGTTTCTCTACTTCCTTTTCTGTTTCTGCGATTTCAAGTGCCAGAGATGTGATTTCTTTCTTAGTAGCTTCGATAACTGTTTCTGCTTCTTTCTTAGTTTCTTTCGCCGTTTCCAATCCCTTGGAAGCTTCGTTGCCGTCCTCAGTGATCTGCTCCAGTTTGGTTCGTTTATTTTTCTCAAACTGTTCTTTCTCTCCTAATTTTTTGGATATCCTGGACTGCTTATTAAACTCAAACTTGCGTTTCGCAGTTTCCACCTGTTCTTCCGGAAGTTCCTGTCCGCATGTCGGGCAAACAGCTGATACCGGGTCAAATTCTTCTCCACGGATTGCAGTAAGTTCGGTATCGCCGTCCCACTTCTCTTTTAATGCTTCCGTATATTTCTTTTTAGCCTGTGCCAGTGCTGCTTTGTGGCGTTCAATTCCTTTGTTAGCGTGTTCCAGATCCATTTCAGCAAGTCTTAATTTGTTCTCTGCGTTTTTCTTGTCGGATTTCAGCGTATATAATAAGGAAGTTATTCTGTCATGTTTTTCTCTGGCTGTTTTACTAGCTTTCTCAACCAGTGCGTCACGTGAACGCTTCAGCCCTGCCAATTCAATAGAAATCCGGTCGTATTCTCTTGAAGCATCACTGAGTACTTTCTCCTGCTTCTCGTTTTCTTTCAGCAAGTCAAGAAGATCGTCTCTCTGCGCCGGAAGTGTTTCATCGCATTCAACCTGTCGGCCCTGCTCTTTTCTGATCTGCTTTGCAATATCATCAACATCTGACTTGGCTTTTCTCAGGTCTCTTCTGCGGGCTTTTAAGATTTCTTCGATAGAATCTCCTTCCACACCTTCGCTTTTTATCCATTCATATTCCGGATGCTCTGCTCTGAACTGTGATTCACTGAATCCAGCTATTCCTCCCAGTGTTTCCCTTGCTTTTGCTGTTGCTTTCTGGATCTCATTCAAAAACACTCTGGCGTTGCTGCACATGGCAATCGTATCGGGGTCGGCAATCCTTTTAAGAATCTCCATATACTCGGTTTTGTTCCGCTTAATTCCGTTGACGTAATATTCAACCGTATTGGATGACTTTCCTTTCTTGGTCTTTTTCTGGATAACATATTCCGTTCCGTCAACGTCAATAACCAGTTCTCTCACCACTGGATCATCAACTTCTTCACCGTCAACCTTTCGGCGGATATTGTTCGGAAGTGTTCCATCTGCCAGTTTTCCGGTCAGGACATCAAAATATGCGTCCATCAGAGAAGTTTTACCCTGTCTGTTTCTTCCGGAAACTTCTGTTCTTCCTGCGAAATCAAATTCTCTTGCTTCAAATTTCTTATAGTTTTCAACGCTCAGTTTTTTCAAAGTTACCTTTTTCATCTTTGATTTCCTCCATCTCCATTATTGAAACTTCGTATGCTGTTTTTCTAACATAAGAACCATCTGGCTGCTTTTTCCAATAATCACGGCTTTGCATACGTCCCTTTAATCTAACTTTTGTACCCACTTTCCATTCAGAAGCTTTCACCGCCAGATCTCTCCAACAAATACAGGAGATGTATTCTGACCGCTTGTATCCATTAATTGCCACGCAAACTTCGCAGATTGTCTTTCCTAATGGCGTTTTTCTCAGCACCGGCTTCTTGCAAATGTTTGCAGTCATTTCTACCGTATTCACAAGAAGCGTCCCTTCCGTGCTGACATCATATGCTTCCAGATACATATACTTTTTCTCTTGGTGGTCCGCTCTGACCCATTTGGAACGGATTCTTCCCGAAACCTTTATCCAATTCCATTCCCGAAATGTACCTTTAAGTCTGTTCGGGATTTCCACGATGATATCGTCCGGTGTTCCACTGAAGCGGTCACTTCTGACGACCAGAAAGCTTTTGCCCTTCCTTGGCTTAAATTTGACTTCTGCCGGATCAGTTACAAATCCGGTCAGTGTTGCTTTGTTTAAATCTTGCATTTTTGCTTTCTTTTTCCTTCCTTTTAATGTCGTGTACGAAGTCATTGATTTTAAGCATCACTGCCAGCCCGACTGTACTCATTAAGATATAATCCAACGCCAGAATTGTGAGTGCATCCAAATCAGTCACAGCCCAGCATACGGCAAAGAACACGATTGCCAGGCCAGAAACTCCGAACACTGCAAGCCCCTCTAAGTAAGTTCTCATTATTTTCCTTTCCCCAGCAATCCCATTGCCAGCACTGTAGTCAGCAGAGCAATGATTGCCAGATCTTTGTTCCTTGCTTCCTTCTCAAGGTCTTTGATGATCTCAGAAGCAAGTGTTTTGCCAGTTTCCTTAGTGATTTTAGACATTAAAAATGCCCTCCTGTGTTTTTATTTGTCAAATACAGGAAGGTGTGATATAATCAACCTGTATTTAACTTACTCAAGCTAAGTTAGATACGTGCTCCGGTTGGTGTTCCTGCACCGCCGGGGCTGCTTACAACTTAAATGCCTAACATGGCAGCCAGAACGTTTTTGTCGACGTAATCGCTATCTGAAGTATCAAGATAAGCTTCAACAGCTTTCAATCTGCCTGCCAACAGGGCATATTCTTCTTCAATGGTCTCCGGGATAAAATCCACGGAGCTTTCTTTTTCTACAGCCATCAATTTTCTTTCTCCTTTTCACAGTATGGACACGGGGCATTAAGTAACAGGTTGTTCAGCACCGCTTTTACAGATACAAAATTTTCCTCCATATCACGTAATGCTTCGCACACATCATAATATTTTCTGCTTCCTTCAGTCGTTGTGATGCCGACGCATATCGCGCGATACGTCCCCGACTTTTCACTGCTGAAAACCTTACATTCAAAGCACACATTTGCTTCTGGAACTGTGTCCTGTGCTTTCCGGCACATTCCGTATAAGGTATCAGCATAAAGGTTAAATTTCTCTGCTTTCGTCATTTGTCCGCTCCCATCCCGGCGTTTACCGCCTTGAAGATCATCTGTTTTGTTTTTTCCTCTCCGAACGCTTTCGAAAAGGAACTGTAGGTACGAGATATGATCTCCGAAAGATCGTGGATGACTTCATTTCCCGCACCGTTGATTGATACGTTTCCTTTTTCACATTTAATCATCTGATTTTTACCTCCTGATTGTGCATCTGATTTATTATGCTGCTATCTGTTCAATCACCGGAAGAATTCCGTTCTCTTTCAACGTCTCATAAAGAAAGATTCTTCCTTTCTGTGACCACTTGGTATTCATCTTCACATCCGGTCTGCCATCTGATCTCACAATGTCAACTGTTTTGGAATGCGTATATCCCATTCCGTGATATTTACTGTATAATAACCACTGGTCGCTTTGCTTATACTGGATTCCCAGATCATGAAGGACTTCATTCATCCTTTTACCGGACATTCCATAATCTTTTGCAATCTGGGTGATTGTTACAAGCCCTGGATTATTCAAGATTTCATCGTAGTAGTCAGCTTTCGGTTTTAATTCTCCGATGATCTGATTTTTCATATTAACTTCTGTTGACAGCGACTTAACAGAGTCTTTCAGCTTCGCAATCGTCTGGTCCGCCATCTTTAATGCTCTGGCAAATACCTGTTCCGGCGTGTTCCAGGCTTTTTCGAGATCGATGAGATACTGTCGGCATTCTTTTCCTTTTTCAGTTCTACTCATAAGGCAAATGTGTTTCGCCATATCTACTGATAAAGAATAATCCTGTATTTCTCTGTGCGCTCCGTTATTTACAACCGTACCTGAAAGTACACTTGTAAAATCTTCGTTTTCAACGAATCCCTGAGAGTTTGTTTCGAACCATGCCGAAAATCGCTTACTGATTTCAAGAGAGTTATATAAATCTCTTGCTGATACAGTCGGTTCTTCGCCATTGTAATTAATTGGTATTAATTCGCTCATGCGTCTCCTTTCTGTGGTATACTCTCCTTATGGAAAGGAGGTGTTTGTTTAATGGTGTATTCTGGTTTTTGTGTAAAACAGAACAAGGATTATTTTGTCGAATTTACTCAAATTTCCGTTTCTTCTTTAGAAGATAAGAGTCCAAAATCTATTAACGGAAGATTAAAATGTAAATATGCCGGTTTTACAGGTTGTTGTAATCGTGCCAGCGATTGTTCAATTCTGCAAAATCTCAGTAAGTAATCCTCACGGCTCTCTGAAATATGGGAGCCTATTCTTTTGTGCCAAACTCAACTGGCATTTCCTGTCCTTTGAATCTAATGCTTTCGATTTCTCCGATGCCTTTCTGGTTCACCTGTAACAGTTTTAAATCCGTTGATAAATTTAAAGCATTCAGATCAATGGAAAGTGTCGGCATTGAGTTCCCAACCTCCTGCTTCAGTTCGAAGCTTCTTACTCCCTCAAGTCTGTGGCCGTCTACAAGGATTTCTGTAAATACTCCCTGTTCCTGCTCAACCTGATGGATTTCAATTTTTGATGCTTTCATGTGTCTCCTTTCTAGTTAAGAACTTTGAACTTTTTCTTTGAAAAAATAGTCCTGTATATCATCAGCAGAAAGTTCCAATAGATTGACTGCTTTGCAAATATCTGACTGTTTCCAAAACAGCTTTCCGTTGAGTTTCAGCGATAATGTACGTTCTGACCATTCCATAGCATTCGCAAAGGAACTCTGACTATCATATTTTTCAATGATTCTTCCCTTGAGCTTACTATAATCAAATGCCATATTCCACACTCCTTTCGGTTCAATGTTTTGAACTAATTATAATATAGCACTGCCTATGCACTAAGTCAATACATATTTTCAATATTTTTAACTTTTTTGTTTTGAGGCTTGAACTTTTGTTTCATGTGTGATATATTATCATTAGAAAGCGAAAGGAGTATAATACAATGGAAAAAGTTAGTTCATCAGAAAGATTTAAGACTTTGATGGACGAACGTAATCTGAGACAGGTTGATATTCTCAATCTTGTTCTTCCATATTGTAAGAAATACAATGTGAAAATGAATAAGTCGGATATTAGCCAGTACGTTTCCGGAAAGACAGAGCCTAGTCAAGAAAAACTGGTCGTCTTAGGGATGGCGTTAAATGTTTCAGAATCGTGGTTAATGGGATTTAATGTAGGACGTGCCAGAAAAGACACATCCCATCAGGCGAAAGAAGATTTTAATCTGATTTCAAAATTCTCATTATTAAGCGAACGTGACCAGAAAATTGTTTTAAGTCTAATTGATTCCATGCTTTCTAATTAAAAAAAGTGGGGCTTAATCGCCCCACTTCTCCAGAAACAGTTTTATAAATGTGTGCAGGTACTCTAGTGTGCCTGTTTTTTTTATTCCATTTATCATCTCGATAATCTCTTTCTTATAGTCCATAAAATAACCCTCCCTGTTTGCAAACTACTGCCTACATTAAAGTATATGCTCGATTAGCAGATGGAATGCCACGAACTTATGTTTGCATTATATCCTATAATATGTCTAATAAAGCGGAATAAGTGGGATGAAACAATATTTCCACGAGGTAATTGCCAATGGTATACCGGAATATTTACAATCGCATAGAAATTATTCGTGATAACAAAGGTAAAATCATTCCTCTTTGGAGCAAAATAAAATACAAGCATAGGAATATGCTGCATCTGTTTCGTGACATTTCTTTTGACTGTTGGTTGTCTGTGCATATGTTGTTCGGAACAAATGCTAGTACCTCTGTTTGTATATTCTTCTACGCATACCGGTGAACTGATGATGTAGTTGACGTATAATATAATTCCGATAATGGCCAGAATTTGTTTGAATGTTTTCATTGATAACACCTCGAATTTTATTATATTTCACTATACTACTTGTGCTTTAAATGATATAATATATACAAATTTTACTAAGGAGGATTTACTATGAAAAAGCATTTAAAATTATTAGCGGTGCTTGGTGTCACAAGCATTTTGGTTTCATCCACTTCTATCCCGACGTTTGCAGAAGACTTTGTTTTATATGATGAAAACGGAGTACACGTCGAAACAAAAGGCTTAACAGAGTCGCCATCAAAAGGAACCATTGGTTTGTATATCGAAAACAATTCTGATCTGAATTTAGGTATTGCACCTTACGCTTATGCCATAAACGGCATCATGGCTGGTGGTGACCAATATGGTCTTAATTCTGCCGATGTTGCACCAGGTAAAAAAGCAAATTCTACTATAGAACTTACCAGTGCTTGGGAAAAAACCAATTTTTATAAAGATTATCAAATGGATGAATTGAGCAGCTTCGATATTTTGCTGTGGGCTTATGATAATTCAAAAAGCTTTAAAGCTTTCGATAGTGGTCAGGTGCATGTTGATGTAACTGGAGCCACGGAAACATCTTCACCTGTGTTAAGTAACGTTCAAAACATATATGATAAAGATGGTATTAGCGTTGATTTTGTATCATCAAAAGAGAACAGTTTCACGTTTTGCATCACGAATACAACTGGTCAGTATTTTGTTTACGATGTAGTTTCTGAAACTTATAATGACTTTACAACTTCCGATGTGAATTATGAACTGTGCAACAAATATTTGCTGAATAATTGTAAAACAATTATAACCTTAACTCCAACTGACGATTTCCTTTCAATGAACGAGATTTCTGAAATATCAAAAGTAGATTTCGCATTAACAATCAGACCGTTGGCTGAATATGAAGGTGAATATACTACAGATTTAATATCATATCAGAAGTAAAATATAATTTTCTCATATCTTTTATTTATGGACTGACTGCCGGATATTTAAGCACTTTTATTAACACAGGAGAGCAGCTTTGGTAAATTTCCGGCAATTCAGCCCATTTACAGTATTAAACTGCTGTAGTATAATATCTGTATAAATACTATCTACATTGTAAATTCTACAACATTTCACCGTAAAAATTGGTAAATTGAATAAATAGCATGTTTTCGCATAACGAAAAAAGGGTGTGATATAAATGCGAATAGCGATACTTGACGATAACCAGCTTGATATTGATTATTTCAAGGCAAGGGCTGAGTCATTTTTGAAGAAAAAGGGCGACAGAACGTACCAGATTTCAGAATACACTTCTGGTGTCCCTCTTGTGGATGATGTGAAAGACGGTGAATGGTTTGACTTGATCGTGTTGGACATCATTTTAAAAGACGGCGAAAATGGTATTGATGTAGCATATAAGTTACGTGGCTCTGGTTATTCCGGAAGTCTGATGTTCTGGACAGCTCATGCCGGCTACATGCGTGATGCTTTTGATGTTCAGGCAACACAGTATGTTATCAAAGGGCATGAAGATGGAAGGGTGTTTTCCGTAATTGATACTACACTTGGAAGATTGGAAGAACGGATGCTCACTGTAAAATTCAAAGGTGATTTCCACAGGGTTTTCTTTCGTAACATCGAATATATAGAAAGCCGTGGTCAAATGTGCATCATCCATTGCACGTGCAGGCATCAGTATGGTTTTTACCGGCGTCTGCATGAGATAGAAAAAGTTCTGGATCGGCGTTTTGTCCGGTGTCACCGCAGTTATATCGTAAACATGGATTACATCGCAAACATTGCATCTGACATCAAGATGATTTCCGGTGATATCGTTTCAATATCGCAGAACCGAAAAAGAGAAATAGAACAGATATATCAGGAATATCTCGAAGAATAAGAAAAGAGTCGGGTTTTTATGCCCAACTCTTTTCCTGACTGTCCACTCGTGCCGCTGCTAACAGCCTCGAATTGGGACATACAGCTCTTCCGTTCATGCACGGTGGAATCAGTCTGCACTCTTCACTTGTGCGTAGCCACACAGGAAACTTTACATCATAAGTTCAACCCCTGTGCGGCTGTTGATAGTATACCTTGTTCTGAAGGAAAAATCAATCAGAACGTTATTTTGTATTTGCTTTCATATGCTCAATCACTCTCTTCCAGGTATCAATGCCGCAAGTTCCATTTGCCTTTACACCGACATTTTTCTGGAAAACTTTGAGGGAATCATATGTGTCATTCCCAAACTGTCCGTCAGCTTCTACACCCAACATTGCCTGAAGCATTGCCACTGCTGTACCGGAACTGCCCTTTCTCAGAATCGGAAGCCTTGTCTGGAAGGTGCCGGTGAGCGTGGTTGAAGGCGTACTTACTTTTGCACCGGTGGTAACGGCGATAGCCACGTGGTGGTTATCATTCAGAAGGATATCTCCTGACTTTAAATAGTCACCGGATGTCAGGTACTTACTGTCCGTCAGTACTTTCGCACCGGCAGCCTTCATTGCAGCCCTCATGTTTCGTGTTGTCAGATAGATACTGACCGCTTTGAGCTTTGTATTATTCAGACGATATCCGGCACCTTTTACAATCGCCGCTGTACTTGCACTGCAATCAGATTCACAAGCTACCGTGATCTGCGCCGGATCGTAGTTACTTGCCTTTAAGTGCTGCCAGAACGAATACCGGTCATTGCTGTTTCCGGCTGTGCCCTGATCGTACCCGATGAGATTATTCTGGGCCGCTTTTGTCGCCATATCTGCGATCATGGTTGCGATTTTGGTGTCATTGAATCTTAAGACGCAGAGCCATGGCCTACTGTACCAGTTCATGATCCGATATTCTGTACCAGTCTGATCTCCTGCTTTCCCACCTGCGTACCTTCCGTTCTCATCATGTCCGCAGTTACTGATTTTTACCATTGTTGTTTCTCCTTTCTGTGCTGATCCTCTATAGTCCTTGTAGAACACATCCATATCAACATTTCCGCTGATTCCGGATACTTTTCCTTTGCTGGAATACTGCCAGCCAATTCCTGCTTTTGGTTTTACTCTTGTTTGCATTGTCCCATTGTCGGGGTCTGGGTAATGAGCAATCCAGCACTCATACTTTCTGAGTGCGTCAGTCAGAACGCCGTTGTACCAGTCCGTGTTGCAGTAGATGCCGACCTTATAACCAGCTTTCTTCATTCTGGTCAAAAATGCGACTGCAATGTTTTCGACTGCCTGTTTACCGAGTTTTAGCTGATTAGACCACTCAAGGTCGTAGAACACTGGGAAGTCCAATCCTCTTCCATTCAGTGCGGCAATCACATCTTCCGCTTCGTCAATCGCCTGTGCCGGTGTCAGAGCGTATGAATACTTATACCCACCGACAAGGATTCCGTTGCTCTTGCATCCCTTGTAGTTGTACTCGAATGAGCTGTCAACACCTGTTTTCTGATGGATTCTTAAAATTGCGAATTTAATACCGGATTTAGCCACTTTCGTCCAGTCCGGTTTTTCTTGGTTAGATGATACGTCAATACCTTTAATTTCCATATTTATCAACTCCTTTTCATGAAACATATTTGTGATGGCTGTAGTGTACAGATTCCACACTCCATTGGTAGCTTTTTATGAAATTTTTAATGAACTAAATGGGAAGTCTTTATATTTGCTTATTGCGTTGTTGCTATTTTATCTGAAGCCATGCTTCCCATCTTCCATTGTTCATATTCCTGAAAAAAATACCTTTGTCAGTAATAGCATACGCAGTTAAATATTTTAAATTACCGTTAGATGGAACTACAAAAGCGTTTATCCATATTGTGTCTTCAATCGGCGTGTTTTTGGATGTAGAACCATTTCCTGAGTATATACCAGGAGAAGCAATGTTATTCCAATCTTCAACATTAACATCTACTTGTCTTAGTGCGCTTAAAGTTACTACTTTTAATTCATTAATCGCCCCCAGTACCGTCTGGTTGTTCGTCTGCAAGTTGCTAATGACCGCATTGGTCAGTTTCCCAACAATCCAGTTCCAGATTCCGCTGAACGGTGAAAGCTTGTTTGCCTTTGCCGCCGCATCGTAAATCATTAAAGAATCCGCATCCTCCGGTGTTGCTTTCTGTGAATACTCGTTAAATTTACCCATTCTGTAATCTCCTTTCTAACTCTTTGATACGTTTTTCTTGCTCGTCAACCTTTGCGCTGAGTTCCTGTATGGCTTTAATGGCATAGTTGAGAAGATACGGACTGTTAATCTGCTTAATGTCCATCTCGCCGTTTTCGTCATATCCGCCGCCCAGAGCCAAGTTCGGGTCGATTTCTTCCAGTTCATCCGCCACGAAACCGATGTTTTGGTGCCATCCGCCCATCCGCTCTTTCCAGTCAAACTGACGGACTTTCATACGATTGACCGTTTCGAGAGCGTCTGTTTCACTGCTTTCGATGTTTTCTTTTAGACGGATGTCGGAAACTTGTGAGGCTGTATATAGATAGTCTGTGCTAAAGCCAGATCCACCCCATTTAGCACGGATTCCTAAACGTCTGTATGTTGCCGCATCTCCATGTTTACTACCCGTTCCTGAATAAAGATAGGCCACTTGCGAACCATCTGCGCTTACGGACGCTACCGGTTGTCTTTTGACTTTGCCGGATGTTTTTGCTTGATTTTCCAAGTCGTAAAACATAAGGGTTCCATCGACAGTTGCGTTTCCGCCTACGCTCAAGCTTTTGCCAATAGTTGCACTTCCATCTGTCGAAAAATTTGCTCCAAGTTCGCATCCGTCCGTAAAAAGTGAGTTTGTATTTATTCGGACTTTATTGTTCAGATAGCGAACAATATAGCCTTCCCATTTTTTGCTCGTATCACCTTCCATCCAAAGTTCAGGCACTTTATTCTGGACTTTCTGTGCGTACAGCCCATACTTTCCAAGCATCAGCGCATTGTAGTTGTCTGCATCTGTGTAGTCCGTATACAATCGCAATCCGGCAGTGTTAAGAGATACCATCGGGTTTCCGGTGTTTTTATTAAGTACGACATATCCGGTATATCCTAATCTCGATATCTGATTTCCGTCAGCATCGTAAATCTTCAACTGACCGTTTCCATTATTCGTGCCGCCAAGACTGATGACGCCACCTTTCATGGCATTGAACGAAATATACAGCGTCTGGTTTCCACTTTCATCTTTTTCGTAGTACAGCCCCTTAAACTTCCCATCGTCTGACAGGATATCAACTATCTGCTCCTGTGTCAGTGACGCCACATCAACCGCAACGGAATATGTCTGGTAGTCCGCAAGCTTCGTTTTCGACTGATCAAAATACAGTGAAACCTTGAGCATGTCATGGGCATTGAGCGACAGGCTATTGACATTAACGTTCAGCCGGTCAAGTGCCGCAGTCTGCGATACCGTGAGTGCCGACCATGTAGCGCCGTTGTCGGTGGATTTTTCCAGTTTCCACCAACCTTTTTGCGACTGTGCAATTTCTCCGTTTCCGTCACGATAGAATGAATCTACAATGAGCGGCGCCGGTGTTATCTTCTTGTCTGCTCCCATCAAAAGAACGTCTGCATTGCTCTGGAAGAAATAAGTCCTTCCGGCAGCCCCCTGTTCGCCCTTAATCTTTGTCCAACTGTACTTCGTCGGATCAGTGCTATCATCTGGCGTGTAATCAGTATACTGCCCGATATACAGCTTATTGACACTATCGTCTACGGAGAAACCTGTTCTGCCATCAGCGCTATTCGCATAAGCGATATGGAAGTATGGTGTTTTTCCGTTCGCTCCCGGTGTTCCCGGCACGCCCTGTGCTCCGTTTGCCCCCTTAATCAGTGACCACGTATACTTTGTCGGATCGGTGCTGTCGGCTTCCACGAAGTCCACGTACATGCCGATATATTCACGGTTTCCGTCACTTACTGAAAAATCTGTTCTACCATCCGCACTATTGGCATAAGCAAGGTGCGTGTACTGTGTCTTTCCGTCTTTTCCGTCTTTTCCCGGGATGCCCTGCGGTCCGGCGTACTGTTTCGCAAGGGAGAACTGTTTCGACACGACAAGGTTGTTCAGGTATGCGGCTTTGATGTTCACCCATCCGCTGTCTGCAGTCAGCCCGGTGACAGTGTATGTCTTAGTTTCCTTATCCCAGTTTCCTTGTATGTTCTGGGACGTCGTTATCGTGTACGTACAGTTGTCTGTAATATCCTGTGTGCCGTACATGACGGTCGCCGTTGTGGTGCACTCCGGGAACTCCGTGTAGTTTCCGTCACTGTCAACCGGGATTCCCTGATAGTCATTATCAAGCTGTATGGTCATGTTTCTAGCTAGGGATGCCGCTTCAAGGGCCTCTTCTGCTTTTGCGTCATCCGTATATTTATTCAGTTTCTGCCAATCCGACTGAACATAAGATGCTCCCTTTGCTCTTGAAACTGTACAGGTAAGGATGTCTCCACCTTCACTCTCTTCCTGCGACCATAAATCACCGATATCATAAGGCGGCTGTGGCTTTGTCACAAAAACTCTGCGCTTATGATCTGCGGTATCCTGTGCATTTTGAGCCGCCGCAAGAGCTTTTGTGATATCGGTGTCCTGTACAAGAACCCATTCCCATTTACCTACGGTCGAATCATAAAAGAACCGGTAAGCATATCCGCCTTCACCAGTTTCTTTGTTCGGCTTCCAAAAAAACAAATCTCCTTCATGCTTTTTCCGTTCTTCTGTTGTTGTCCAATTAGATGCAGGTTTGTTTTGAAGCGTAGGTTCATAATCGTAGTAGAACGTTTCAATCTGACCATCTATCTGGTCTTGTAACTCTCCCAGTGAGCCAGTTACCGTTTCGGCGTATTCAGACAGTTTTCCGTCTGAATAATCCTTGCTCTCTTGGAGATAGTTTGCAAATGTTTGATTAAGAGATTTCCCTCCACCAATTTGAACACTTCCGTCGAGATATACGGATTTTGTGTCCATATCCACAGAGAAGATGATGCTTCCATCGGTATCTGTTACCGTGATTGCTCCGGCATTAATCCAGTCAGCATTAACACCAACAGCGTTCAAAATTCTTACAATCGTATCTCCATCAACGGTCATTCCGCCATTCCATGTTTGTCCGCCATCTGTTGAAACGCCCCATGCTTCTGCGGTCATCTTCCATACAGCCTTCGATTCCGCAAGTGTGGGTTTATCATGTAAGTAAAATATCTGGCTGCCATCCTGTTGAGTCTGGACTGTAGTGTAAACACCGGTGGAATTGTCCAGTCGGTCTTTAAACTCTTGCAATGCCTGCTCTCGGGTGGTTCGCTCTCTCCAAACGGATTTTCTGGCATCCACAGCTGCTTGTGTTACGAGCGAATAAGTCTTTGAACTATTTCGGGCAGCACTTTCAGCATTGCAGGATATCTGCTCAAACGACCCCGGTTGCAGCACGACATTTGTCAAATAGCTTTTATACTTATTTCCTTTTCTATCGGTGATCAGAACAGCATCACCGGCTTCAAGAACTATATCAGTCAAGCATTCTGTTTCAAACGGTCGAAAAGACATCCCGACGCATTTTTCACCGATTATGTTTGCAACAACCTCTCCGGTTCCTTGCGGAATCAGTTTGTTTCCACTGATTTTCAGAACGTATCCTTCTTCTCCGTACAGATACGAGCTCGCTTCTTCGTCCGTAGATGTGGATTCCAGATACTCTGTTACCTGCACACCAGTTATCACTACATCGTCCAAGTTTGGGGTAAAGCCATTCGTGGAATTTATAGCTACTCTGTTCGCATCGGTAACTTCTGTGTCATACCATTTTATAGTCAGTCTGCCGTATTTATCGCATCTGGCGTACTGGCATCCGATCTGGCATGTCCATGCAATGACTTGTCTGAAGGTCAGTGCTTCATCATCAGGTCTTGCTGGTATCTGGTAAGAATCCTGATAGAAATTAAGTGTGTCCAGTGTTACTCCGCACACTTTGCAAGCATCCTGTATGATTTGTTTCCTTGTCGCCGGATATTTCAGCTTACTTGCAGAATAATCACGGTCGAACTTCCGCATGTTATCTTCACATTCTAGTTCGATAATTGTAGTATTCTGGTACGGAGTATCTATGACTGTCATTGTACATATTCGGATTTTTTCTATCAAAGCGTTCTTATGCACTATGATTTCATTACCGGTCGTATCCAGAATCTTATCACCAGTGGTATCGAGCAATGCGCTGGTATCTTCCGGCTCAAGTTCGATTCCTACGTAGCAGATCACCGTAGCATCCGTAAAATCATAATCTGTATACTTTCCATCAAAATTATTGATTGACAGGTTCAAAGTATTGATATTTGCGGACCCGATGTTAAACGTGTTGTCGTCAGACACGGAATCCTCGAACTTCATACCATTCGACCAAAAATCAGCGTTGGTAAGATTGATAACTGTCCCATCCGTCAGCGTTATGTCAGCGTATTTTAAATAATTCCTGTTATCGTTATTTTGTTCATTCTTAAATCTGTCTGAAATGTCTCTCAATCTCTCACCTCCTATTGCTCGATCAAGTCAAATTGCAATCCTTCCATCCGTTGATTCCCGACCCACCAGCATTTAAAAGGAGCGGACCGGTCGCCAACATAAAAGGTTCGGACTTCGTGTTTGTTTCCAGACAAGAGATCGGGATATTCAACAGAAATGTACTCTGGGTTGACCGCCTGCACGATTTTGCAAGCTTTTTCCCATTCCGGTGCGTTCCAACCTATTTCCAGTTTTCTCTTCTGTCCAACACGATTCTTATGCATGATCGTGTCATCAGTACGCCCGGATTCTGACGCTGATATGTCCTGAAGTCCCCATGTGAAAGAGGACGGACAAGGCATCGCTGCACCATTAATTTTTATAAAAACGTCTGCCATTGAATAATCACCTCATTTTTGCGCATGAAAAAAGCGCCTATCAAAGATAGACGCTTTATGATTATTCATTATACTTTTTTGGCGTAATATGATTCCATATTTTTACATATGATGTTTACTCAAACAAATCACCCGGGTCCTCTATTGTATATGCCGGTTTCTTTATCGTAACTGTTATATAGCCTTTCTTCCCACTGGCAAGAGTAATCAAGATTTTAGTCTTTCCTGCTTTTCCACTTCCGTAAATATTGATCTGTTTGTTCGTGATACCCACTGCAAGCATGGATCTATTTTGCGGTTTTGCAGATTTAATACGATCTCCATTTGCCAGCGTAACCCTTACGTTTGTGGAGCCATATACATTCATATTTACATTTCTACGGTTGAATTTAAGTATTGGTTTTAACTTACTTCCAACACTTCTACTCTGTTTTCTTTTACATCTCGAACAAGTTCTTACCTGCGTTGCTTTTTTAAACACAGTCGCTTTATTAGCTTTTTTCCATCTGGACCATTTATGTCCCAATGCTTTCCCAGCAGTTTTACCGCAACGGCTACATCTTTTTGCCGATGTGCAAGTAGCTGATATCCAATTATGTCCAAGTGCTCCGCTTAAAACTTTTCCGCAATCCTTGCATTTTTTTGGTTTAGTACATGTCGCTTTTGAAACAGAAGAATGCGTGCAGTACCAAACTGTAGGAATCTCTATGAATGCATAATTTGCATCCACATACGGAGACGACGATATATCTCCATAGTTGTGGAAATTTCCGTTGTCGAAATACTGAATATTGCCGTTTCCATCATCCTGTGTTGCACGTTCTAGCAAGTATCCCCCTTGGTAATAATTTAGGCAGAAGATATTACCATCAACGTTAATTGTTCCGTGGTTATAAAAATCGCCTAAAACGTAAAGGTTTCCGTGAACTGTCAGTTCTCCGTAAAATGTGTACGAGCCGCCCGGACTAATATACATATTTCTGTCTACTTCGAAGCCACTTACCACCGTCAAATTTCTCCCTATGATGTAATCGCCATCATCGGTGGTTCCTATGTCTATCGGGAACATTGCCGCCGATACCGGAACCGACATGGCAAGTGCCAAGATCATTGCCAACAAAATCACTGTAAACTTTTTCCACTTTTTCATTTACTTCTTCCTCCCTTGGATTGATAGCTCAATTATACATCTGTGCTCATGAAACTACAACGAAAATCGCAATAATTGATTGAGTATTTTCGGCTAGAATCCATTTTTATGCGTCACGTGAGGAAATTATCATTCAAGTGTTTTTGAAACGTTTTCCACTTCATTTGTCACGGCAAGAATCAGTTTCCCCACGAAATGTTCTTCCGGTGCTCCCACATATCTGCTCCTGAGGGCTTCCGCTTCAGCTGCGAATTGTTTCCACATCTCAGAGTCATCCATCGGGATTTGCCAGTATTTCTTGTGCAATCCCCACACTTCCTGCCAGATAGCAAAGTATTTTGTTTTGAAGTCCATGTGTTTCTCCTTTATATTTAGTTTGTAATTAATTACTGTAACGTTTTTGACTAGAATCAATTTGAATCGTTTGCGTGAGGAAATTATCACTTACGGTATTTCAGACGTTTTTTCAACTGTTTTATTCAATGTAAATCGTTCCTCTGTATTTTTCAAATCGATACTTCTGGGAAATATTCGGGTATTTTTCTTTATCCACCAGGCTGTAGAACATCTTTTGCGGTCTGGCATACAATTTCCTTTCGCCATACAGGGCTTGATAAATCATCAGTGGTTCTCCAGTCTCCGTATGCGTCGCTTCGCTAATGATGGCATACAGATAATCATTGCTCTGCGGATCACAGATTGTTTCTCTCTTGAAATGTTTTACGATGTCTCCTGGCATGAATAATGGTCTGTCTACTGACATTCAACTTCCTCCTCCCATTTCTGTTTTACTCGTTCACACAAAATGTCTTGATTTCTCTCTGAGAAGAATAACCAGATATGACGGTCAAAATCTTTTCCATTTCGCTGACCAATGTCTGATTTAAAAAACTCGTCTATCATGTCCTGATAGAACCGGAGCTCATCCTTTTCTTCCACGTCCGCTTTCAGAAGCGGTGAATCATCGCCAATGATAACACCCATGAACTGATCTGCGTATTCGGCAGAAATCATTATATGCTGTTCACCCATGTGTTCCCGGTACTGCTTGAAGTAATAAGCGATAACTGCCATGGTCAGACAAATGTCATGATCTTCCAGAATGTTCTCCTGTTCACCATACAGCGAATTAAACTTATTGTACAAAATCTGTGGTACATCTTCGTACCGGTATTTCTCAGAACGATTTTTCTGTTTTTGCTTGCGGTACACTTCCTTCTGCTCAGTTGTCCGTGAGGGTATATTATTTATATCTAGTATGTTAATATTATTAGGAGCAGAAGTCTTTGAACCTTTACCATTCTTTGGTAAAGTCTTTTTCTCTTTATTTGATAAAATAAAGTCTTTATCTGTATTCTTTTCTTCTGTTATACTTATTCCCTTGTTATACTTATACATGCAGATTTCCTCACCACGGGAGGTGTATTTTTTCTCACCGTCCCCCATGTGTTTTTTCTCACCATGTTCAGAAGATTGTTTTATCTCATGTTCATTGATAAATTCTTCGTAAAATTTTTCTGTCAAAACAAGATGCCTACAATGAATAACTTTTGGGTTTTCTTTTTCGTATTCGTACCATGCTTCTACATATCCCTCTGTTTTTAATCCATTTAGCATTGACTGAACGGTACGTTCTGATACACCAATGAAATCCGCAAAATGCCGATTGCTTGCAAAACAATCTCCGCTTTTATCTTTCTTGCGAAGACTATATATTTCCACTAATAAAAATTTTTCTCTAGGGCTGAATTTGTTTGTAAGATATAATCGTGACGGTATAAAAACGCCAGTAAAATCTCGTTCTCTTTTTTCGGAAATAGACTGTTCTTTTCTCATAATAGATAACCTCCTTGTTGGTCATTGGCATCTTCATAATATGCCAGAATCCTTGATTTATAAAAACAGTAGGCAGGTGCATCAAGGTTTACACTTTTCGGCGGCCAACCTAGCCTACTGAATTTACCAATTATTTCCACGAAATACCTTCCGGAAGAAAATATTTATCAAATCCGACAAGGTTACGAATCTCATGCTTTTTAACACCAGATTTTAGTAACGTATCAAGCGTATGTTTGAAGCTCGCCCATGATTCCATTTGATGAGCAATTTCCAAATATTTTTCTATATCGTCAAAAGCGTATGGAATAAGATATATTTTCATAAGTCCGTCGTCTTCCGAAACACGATATAATCCAGACAAACTATAATGATATTTAAGATGCAACCTTTTAGGAAGCAAGATTAAATTATTGATTTCGTTATTTTCTCTGTTGATATCTATATGGTGAATATCAAATTCTTTTCCAAAATCAATCCCATAATAGTCTTTGTAATATTTACGGTAGTTAAAAGATTTTGCCATAGAAAAATACCTGCCTTTCGTATATAAGATGCCTTGAATGTATGTAAATCAACAGGCAGGCGGCAAGGCATTTCCGCTTTTCGATGATCGGTCTAGCCTGTTGGTTTTACCGTATTATTTTTCGAATGAAATAAATCCATGATTTACCAATTCATTTAAAGCTTTTTCGACAACTGCTTTGTCCTCTGAAACATATTCGCAGATTTCATCCAGTTCAAAGTCTGTTCCATCAAGGCTCATCAATATGCCGTATATTCCTTTTGCTTCCAACGATAGACTCTTGTTGAGTATAATATTTCTGTCAACTAATCCATATGGCTTCATTTGATTCATTCCCTTCTGTAAAGCAAAAAAAGAGCAGACTCCAAGACGGTATCACGGAAAACGGGTCACTGTTACAACCCAAGTAAATATCATCTTAAAAGTCTGCTCAATATTTTGTTTTTCGTACAATATAACAAGATATAGGTACTACTCGTTACTCATTTATTATACCGCAACCCGGCAGAAATGGCAATGATTTTTACCATGCTGGACTAGGGTTTTTCCGCCGGTTGTTGTCGTTCTGGGCTTTTGTGACTGCTTTCGCAATAGCACGTCCATCCAGATTGATCGTGTTGGAAATGTACTGCGGAGATGAGCTTCCACCGGTGTTCATGTTCATCATTGCCATGGCAACGCCCTGTGTTACCGCCTGTGTCATTTCTTCCTTGCCCAGTCCAATACTTCCGTCTGGCATGTTTCCAGTAATGCTGTCAGCAATGCTCTTCATAGCCTGTTTGTTGGTCAGCGGAAGGACTGCTTCCTTTCCGGCTTCGCCGACACCAATTACGGATGCTGCATTGAAAAGACCGCCTTTAGCGTACCAGTCAACTCTCGAATTGTACCGCCACTTGTGGGTCTGCCCCTCTTGCCAATCAGTGTAATCCATGGATATATGTGGAGTTCTGATGTTGATTGACTCCATGCCGTTTCGGAGATTCTGCATAGCCGTTTGCCCGATACTGTACATATCTCCGAAATTTCGACTGATAGTAGTAACTATACCGTTGATCGCACCGCCGATGCTCGTGTCCATGGTTCCCCGGATGTAAGAAGATATATCCCTTCCAAGATTCTGCCATTTGCCAAGAGCGATTCTGTACTGGCTTCCAAAGTGGCTGCGGACGGTTTCGTCCATTCTGCCAAGCTCTGTACTTGCATCAACCTTCATTTGACGGACATTTTTGGTTACTTCGCGGGAAGAATTTCCCCAGTTTTTTGTCGCAGATGTGCTTACACGGCTGAAGGATTTTTCAGCGCTTGTGGCTGCGGATGCAGAATTGGTTTCAGTCTGCCCGGTAATGGTGTCCCAAGCCCCTTTAATTTTTGAGCCGATTGAATCCCATGCTGTTTTGGTATTTGAACTAATAGCGTCCCATACGCCGGTTACGGTGTTCTTAATGTTTGTGAACGTATCAATTACGCTCCCAATTCTGTCAGAGATTCCCTGATTCAGTCCAGATATCAAATACCCGCCAATCTCAGCAAAAACCGTAGACGGAGAATGAATACCGAAAAGGTTTTTAACACCGTTAATGATAGGATCTGAGATGTTTGTTTTAAGCCATGTTCCAACAGTGGAAATCACGTTTTTAGCACCGTTGTAAAGTCCATTGATAAGATTTGAGCCATGTGTGTAAAGCCAAGTTCCGGCAGTGCTGAATGCATTTTCTATTGCTTCCTTAGCTTTACCGGCAAATTCCGTAACGGTATCCCAGTTTTGCCACAGAAGAAATCCACCGACAACAGCTCCGATAACAGCTAAACCTATCGGGCTGAACAGTACGCTACCCAATGTAGAAAACGCTGTTGCCATAGCTGGTGCAAAAGTTCCTGTAATCCAAGTTCCAATTGAACCAGCGAAGGCAGTTGCAGCTGGCCAAAGTTTGGTAGTTATAACTTCAAGGATTTTCGGAGCAATCTGCGTTGTTATGGTAGTAGGGATTGCTTTCAACTTGTCAACAGCTTCCAGAGCGTAAACTCCAACAGCTGTGCCTAATGTACTTGTTGAAAATGCAGTCGCTATTTTGCTGAGTGCTGTTCCCAGTAATGTTGCCGTAGCACTGGTTCCAGTCGGCAGTTTTCCCATAGCAACTAAGATAGATGATACCAGGGTATCTGCCTTTGACACCAATCCTACACCGGCAAACGCAACTACAAACTTACCGGCTGTAGTTTCTCCTAATCCAGAAAAAATACCGCCCAAAACATCCAGTAATACTGTTGCTAAATCCTTTAAATGGCTTCCCCAGTCTATCTGACTAAGGAATAGTCCGATGCCTCTTCCAAAGGATTCCCAGTCTGTTTTTTCTGCGATATCAACCAGGGCATTCAGTAAGTTAGTAATGAAAGTGTTTAAGGATGTTCCATTCTCTTGCCACTTGAATTTTCCAATAAAAGTATTGATTCCGTTGGAAATGTTGTTTACCAATTCGCCCCAGTTGAATTTTTGTGTCCATGTAGCCAATGTTTGAAATGCACCGTTTAATCCGGTCGCAATCGTAGTGGCTATCTTTGAGAACGAAATTCGCCCAAAAGCTCCATTCATGGCATCAGAAACCGCAGTTCCTAACTGTTCCCAGCCAGTCAGACCGGCATTATTCTCTTTAGACATTTTCTGAACAAAACCGTCCAGAATATTCCAGCTTATCATAAAACCACTGCCAAGGACTTGGCCAAGGTTCGGCCAGTTAACTTCATCAATCATTCCCCGAAGTCCGGTTGCCAGTTTGTTACCAATGTTTACGAAGTCAATGCCACCCGGGCCAATCAGAAGCTCAAAGGTATTGACCAAAGTGTTGATACCGGCACCGACAGTACGCCCTAATCTATCCCAGTGAATGTTTTCGACAAGGCTGTTAAAAGATCGAGTAAAAGCATCACAAAATGCAGAGATCTTCGGTCCTACATTACTCCAACTAATAACATCATAAATCTTCCGGATTCCGATATTAAGCATATCTGCAATGGTCTTTCCAAGTCCTTCCCAGTCATGGTTAAGAAAAGCTTTGCGGATTTTTTCAGCCCATTTATTGATAGGGGTTTCTTCTTTGTTCAGAGCATCGTCTATCTGGTCCGTGATTCCGCCAAGACCCAATGAAGGCGTTGTTCCAGTGCCGGTTTTTCCTGTTCCAGTACCAGGTGTTGAACCGGATGAACTAGAATTATCTGTCAACTGATTCAGTTCGTCAAATGGAAGAACAGAAAGAGCTTTCTTCAGAGTTTTTGCTGATGAAGTAGCATCGTCCAGCCCAGAAGCCGCTGCATCTCCGGCGTCCTGTAATCCGCTAAGGTCTGCTGCGGAATCTTCCAGTCCAGCAAGATCATTTACGACCCCGCTTGTGGAACCTTTGATTTTTTTACCCATCAGAACATACATGAAGTTACGGAATGTTTCCGCAGCCTGCATAAGTTTTGACATTAAGGCATTAAGAGCCTGGATTCCCGGAAGAACTGCTGCGATTAAGCCCTGCCCGATAACAGATGCAAGGGACTGGATGTTCAGAGTAAGGAGACGTACTTGATTGGCCCAGGATCCGGCGGTCCTGGCAAAGTCCCCCTGTTGTGCACTTGTAACTGACATAATGTAGTTATAACGCAACATTGTTTTCTGCGCCTGTGTCATGGAATTATAGGCTGTTGTAATGCCTTGTGACAACGCATACTCCTGTAAATTGGCGACTGAAAGATTTATTCCGAGCTGTTTTAAAGGCTCGATTTCACCCGAAATGCCCGCCCTTATTTTATAGAAGGCGGTATCAGTATCAATGTTGTAAAAAGATGCTAAATCTCCGGCTAATCCTGCAAGAGTTGTTGACATCTTCGCAGCTGATTCCTGCGCTACTCCAGAAGCATTCAGCATTGCCATCATGGTTCCGGAGTAATTCTTTGCTGCCAGTTCCGACAGTCCGAACTGCTTTGTCGCCGTAGATGCAAACTTGTATGCCTGATCTGCCATGCTTCCAAAAGCAACATCTACAACGTTCTCGACCTCAGCGATATCGGAACCAATCTCAAGGATACCTTTTCCGCCCATAGCTTCGCTGAATTTGTTCATTACAGCTGAAGCCGCTTTGAAGCCAAGGACGGACTTAATGAAAGAGCCCACATTGAAAGATGCTGTTTTCAGTCCGTTACTCCTATTGACTAGACTAGAGATTCCGGCTGCCAGAAATCCCAGTCCACTCTTTGCTTTTGTTGCTAATCCACCAAGCAACGAAGAAAGCCCCGAACCGATAGAGGAAAGCTTGTTAAAGGAATTGACCACAGTATTCGTGGAAGTCCCTACTTTCCCACTAGCCGCCGCTAACTGCCCGAGAGCTTCTGTCATTCTCAGTGTATTCTCACTGATCCGCGGAGCATCCTGCATGGCGGTAAAGAACTTCTTTACTTCTGTGGCTAAATTCTCCAATTGTGACGCTGTTTTACCAGTTTTGTCACCTGCATTCGCTAACCGTGAAATTGATTGCACAAACATGTTTATGGATTCTGAGGGCTTTACTGTAAACAGCATACCATTAACAACTTTTCTTAAGTTCTTTCCAAGGGTTTCCAAGCCTGCCGCTGATTGGTCTGCTTTTCCTCCGGCATTAGCAAGTCTCGCCAGTGAACCTACAAACCGGTTGACACTGGAAGAAACGTCCCTGATATCATTTAAGCTGTCGATGCTTTTGATGATTTCTCCCATCTTTGAAGTGTCAAATCCGCTCATATCCGCTGCCGCAAGTCGACTTAAGGAATTGATAACATTTGTGATTTTAGAATCCTTGAAGTTCATTCCGTTAAGAGCGTTCATGGTGCTGGAAATTTTTTCAACACCGGTTATTGCTGGCTGCATTTTCACAGCATCAATTTCTTGAAATTTTTGAATAGCGTTTACTGCTGACTTGACGTTTTTTGCATCAATCTTTGGAATTGAAATATTGGAAGCACCTTTTAAAGAACTTAATCCAGCAGCCAGATTCTGCAAGGATTTCGTGCTCGCTCCAAGCGTCGTAAAGTCAACTTTTGACAAGCTTCGAAGCTGTCCGGTTAATCCAGCTAAGTCCGGCACACTAACTTTTGTTTTGTTTAATGTCTGTAAGGCTGCTGATACTCTTCCAATTTCACGAGCATAATTTCTAAGCCCACCGGTATTGACGTTCCCCAGTGCTGTGTCAACATCCTTTAACTTTTTAGCCAGATTGCCTAATGCTTTTGTAGCGTTCCTGGTACTACTATTTATTTGTATATCAAGGGTATCAATGGTATTATCAGCCACAAAAAACACCTCCTTTTAATCAAAAAAAATAAGGGCAGACAAGACTTTTTATTCATCCTGTCCGCCCTTTTTATTGCCTATCTCAGCAATATTCGCATTTGCCTTTTTTATCAGAAGTTCGTAGTAACGTTCTTCCTGCTTCAATTCAGCTTCAGACCGTTTCGGAACATCTGGTTTTTCTTCAACCTGCGGTTTCTTTGTTTTTTCTGTGATTGGTTTATCTGGATATTTTGCTTTGTCAGAAAGTGCACTTGATACCGCAGATTTCACATATAAGCCGGAAAGCCATGACTGATATTCAATCAGTTTTACCTGAGTTTCTATCTCATCACGTTTACCTTTCTCGTACTCACGTATCCTTACTCGAAGGTCACGTATGGTACTTCTGAGAAATTCTTTCCGGCTCATTCCGATGCGAACTGCCGCCGGATATAACTCTGTCCAGATTATTTCGCTGTAGCTTTTTTCTGGTGATCTGTCGGCTTCTTCGGAGTTTTCTTCGGTTTGGCTGCTACGTTCAGATCGTCCATGAACGTCTCCAGACCGGTCAGTTTGAAAAAACCGTCTTCCTCCATCTGGTCAAGACACATGGCGAAGATACCGTAAAAGTTACCCTGCTCATCATCCTTATGTTCCTGAATGAACTGCACTGCAAGTCTCTTTGCAGTTGCAAGATTCGGGACAGAACCGTCTGCATCTGGACTATCGCCATGATATTGAAGAAGTCCTGCATAAAACACGGTTAATGCTGTGTTCGGAATATTTGCCATGCCGGAGATCATTTCTTCCGGCGTTTTGTCCACACCGCCACTGGTTGCCAGAAGTGTGTTCATTACGCTCTTAACGCATTCATCATACAGAGATGCTTCAATGCTATATTCCAGTTTGTACTCTTTGTTACCAATCTTTAAAAGTTTATACATAATATCTTTTCCTCCCAGTTAGATATATTTGTTATTCGCCTTCAGTTGGCTTGATTGCTGTGTCTGGGCCGACATACTCATTGATAGTCAGGGACATATCAACAGTAAGAAGACCGTTCTGGTCTCTTGCCGGTTTAGGGATGATAGTCGGCGGCTCGATTTTGGTGAAAAATGCTTTCTGAAGTGCCGGGTAATATTCCTCATACCACATAGACAGACCACTTGCATGAGCTGTTTTGTAAGCACTGATAAGGTCTTCCCACTCTTTGATTGTTTCGTCTGTAACGTTTACAGTTACATTGAATGTACCGCCGGTTGAACCACGACCTGCGATTGTTCTCTCGATTTCATCTTCAAGAGCGGATGCGTCGATAGTCTCAACGTCGATAGCGATTTCATCAGAAGCGTTTATTCTGTGAAGCTGAGTGAATTTTGTTGGTTTTGTTCCCGCTACTGTCTCTACTGCATAACCGGTAAGAGCACCAACGGTACTGATTCCTGCGATATTTCCTGCCATATTGGCTCCTTTCTGCCTTTCGGCTATAAATTACTGCATAAAAAAAGAGCCATTACGGCTCTGGCACGTAACCCTGTGCCCGGGAGATAAAAGGATCACCGCCCTTCTACTCTTCTTTGCTTACTTGTTTGATGACCTGATTCACATAAGTACTCAGTCCTGCGACAAGAATACCTTGTGTGATTGCGGTAAAAACTGCCATTGCAATTTCCTGACCGCCCGTGACTGTAGATGTAGCGAAAACATAGATTCCACAGACAACTACGCCCAGAAGTCCGAGGATTCCAGGAATGTACTTGTCAGCTACGGTTTCAGCCTGTTTGAGGAATACTCCTACAAAATACAGGACTACAGCTACAACCAGGAGTTCCGGTTTCACATAGTTCATGATCTGATCCATTCTATCTCACCCCTTTCATTCGCCAAGCAACTGCCCGGTGTAAATTCTTGTGTATCGGCTAACAAGCCGTTTGATGCTATCGTCAGCGTTACCCATGAGTTCAGGCCCGTAGGTTCTACGAAATCCCATGTCAATCATGGATTGATGACTTTTTTCGTCAATTTGATATACTTTCGCAAGCGGAGCTGTACCTGCGGCGAAGCACTCAATCTGGACAGTCGGAACCGTGGCACATTCATCGCCTTCAAGATCTCCTTCTGTCAGAACGTTTCCCAACATATAAAGTCTTGCATAGGCTTTCTTTCCAGATGCAAGAGTTTGGCTTCTATCCATTGAAAAATTTCCTTTACCAACTACAGGTTCGATCGCTTTATTCCAACGCTCGTATATCTTGGATATCGGGTTTTTTAATATTTCCGGCATTTAATCACCCTGCCTGTTCTAGCATGTTTTGAGTTTGTGTTTGAATAAACTCTTTAATCTGCTGATATCCCCAGCCACAGTTAATAAGGCTACTTACAAGCATCTCCATGCTTTGCACTTTTGCTAAGTCTTCACCTGTAAAATAATCCCTAACAGCTTCTTTGGGTTTAACGCCAAGTTCGATTTCTATTTCCTTTGCTGTCTTTCCGAATATATTTTTGTATATCAAATTTGTGTAATTTGGATATGCAAATTTCTTATTCGGGCTGTCAGATATCTTCATTTTAATTGTATCTGTAAGAATATGTCTGATAACTACGCCTTTATCACGTTCAATTTGCCATTGCTGACGCTCTACGTGAATCTTTTTCAATTCATCACGCATTGCATTAAACTCTGCGATGTAGCGTTCTTTAAACTCCATAGCCCTTTCGCCGCCATAGCCCATGCAAAGAATTGTAAATCCATCTTCTGTAACGATGTACTCTTTAAGTCTTTTGTTTTGTTCCGAAGTATAAGAGGACAACGCATAATTTCGTTGTCTAAATTCTTCCGAACATCCCAGATTTTCGATATCTCTCAGTACATCGGAATGTCTTTTCTCGAAACCCTCTGCTATTTTTCGGCTTGTGGTTACGATTTTTTCTTCGAATCTTTTACCAATGATTTCTACCAACATAAATTCACTTCTCCTTTTATGATTTATTTTTTTGGCATGAAAAAAGCACCTACCTTTCCGGTAGATGCTTCGCATCTTAATTGTACAAAATATGCGTCATATGATTCCATATTTTAGTATAGGATGTTTAACTTCCAAACACTTCCTTTGCAATATGTCGTATCTGAATAATGATAGCTTCTTCCGCATGGTACATTGGCATATATGCCCTGTTACCATAAGAATGATGCTTTTGTCCACTTTCATCCACATACCACCATCCGTTTGGGTCGTAAGCGTGTTTTTGATCTGGGTAAGTACCAACACCATAATCAGCGCCAGACGGTAATGGATAGCTGTCCGTTCCATAAGAAATACCGGCGCTAAACTCGATAAAAAGAACCTTGTCTCCAGAAAGCCGGACCGCTGCACCAACAATATCGCCATGTCCGTTATTAATAACTTCCGTGTAGTAAGAACCTTTTTCTTCGGTCGGAACAGATTCCATTGTGGTCTGGATAACCTGTATTCCCTCTTGAGCCAGTTTATCAACAAAAATCTGGTTCTTCCTTTGAATATCTTTCCGGTATGCTTCCAACTGCTGAATTGCAGACTGCAAAGAATTATGGTTCAAACTGCACCGGATTGTTTTCCTACTCATTGTTGCCACCGATTTTCGCTATTCCATATCGGGCGACTTGTCCTTTTTGAGTATCAAGGATTCTCTTAAGCCTGTAGTCTGGAAGAACAGTCGGGCCGTTATCTCCATCAAGGATTAGTGTTCCGTCTTCCCTGATTTCCGGCACGACATCAATCCACAAGGCGTTGCCTTCTTTTGGCTGAAATGTTCGATCAAAAACCGTAATGTACCGGTCATAGTCGGGAACGATTCCGGCAGACAGTTCTTCTGGCGTACCGGCTGTTGCTGATACTGAAATGTTCTTCTTTTGCGGGTTTGAATAGACAAGCGTTTTATCCATTCCATTGTTTTTTTCTGTTACTGTTGAAATCCATACGGATTGTTTCTGGCGAAGTCTACCTCTCATATATGCACCCTCCATTGGCAGAAATTAATTTTCGTGTTATTCTTATGCAGAAATCAGGGAACAGCATATCCCCAGATTTCATAATCTTCCAGTCCCCAGTTCCTTAGTTCTGGGGACTTTTTTAATTTAATATAAATGAATTAAATAGTAAGCCCTTTCTGAGGTACGAAAAAGCATTTGGCGAATCGCTTACTATCAAAAATGTACGTGCTGCCACTCATGGATTAATCATAATCGAGAAAGCGATGGTTGTTTTCTACCTCGGAGGTTCTATCAATATTGGTTATACCGTGACCACATCAGCACTTCCGGACGGTATCACTGTCAGCAATTCGGATAGGACCGTAACAATAAAATCGACAAAAACTCAGATGATCACATGCTTTTATGCTTTTTTATAATTTTCCTCTTCCCATTTAATTCATTAAGAAAGTATCTATTTTACGCCACCTGTTCCAACAGATACGGAACAAAATGTATCGCTTCATCCCCTACAATCTCATATGCGATTTCAAAAATCTGCCTTGCTTTGTCAGCAATCAGATTGGCAATCAATTCTTCTACTTCCACCCAATTTTCACGGGGCACAAGTCTATGTAGTTCTTTAAGAAATCCGCTCGAAAACATCATTGCATGGCTCAACTCATGTAGAACTACCCTTGTGAGAAATTCGCCCGAAATAGCGTCAGAAATCCAAATAATTCTTGTGTTTCCATCCGTCACAGCACAGGTCATAGTACCGGTACGGTCAATCAGTACCGGATTCTCCGGATGAGTGAACCAAACTTTCCATTTTTGCCCGTTCATGTAAAATTGTCTTAGCATAAAACCACCGCCTTTAAACCAAAAAGCCCCTACCACATTTCTGTAGCAAGGGCCTTGTTTTTAGTTCATCTGTTGAAGAAGCTTAGTCAGATCAGTTTTCATCTGCTGTCTAAGGGTCGCATCTGCATCCGACCACATCTCAGACATGGTACGGATAACATCCTGCGTGTACTCTTTCATTGAACTGTCCATCTTCTGTTTTGAATCTGCATCTTTGGAATCGTGATAGTGTCTGCGATTCTCGCTGTATCTGTCGTAGGTTTCACCGTATCTGGACTGCTGACGGTTCGTTCCGTCCATCCTCATGTTACTACGGTCCGGATGATATCCCATGCGGTATGCATCCGAATTATTCAGATACTCGTCCATCCAGTCATCATCTTCCATGTACAGGTACGGTTTATATCCCATACGACTTCCTCTACCCTTTGGGGCAAATCTGCCATTGGAATAACGATATCTGTCATATCCCATGCGTCCAAGATACTTCTCTTCCTGTTCGCATTCGTCCATAGCTTCTACGATTCTGTAATCTTTATCTGCACAAATTGCACACTTTACAGCTTCCATGCAGTCCTTCAGATCGTCCCAGTCTTGAGCACTGAGATTATCGAAGCCATGTGTCTTGGCTTTTTCCATAGCCCATTTTCCCATTTCCATTGCAACTTTATGCATTACAGTGCCCCCTTTCTAACAGCCTGTGTAACAGGTGTATCTGCTGTTGGGGCTGTACCATTAATTGCTGTCAAATTGTTACTCGGACTACAAGCCGGATTCCCTAACATCTTGAATACTCCACCAGTTGCACTCGTAGCTACTCTGGTTGCGTACTTCGTTCTGGTTCTTACGCCACAAGCCGTAACCTGTGCACAGCAACGATTCTGTAATGGATACAGGGTTGTTCCCGTTCCTATCTGAATCACCACCGGAGCGTTAATCGTAGTGGTTTCTGGTATGCTCTGTGCAATCACAATGCAATATTTTTCACCGTTGTTATAACTACCTGCTGGAAGTGTAATCACAAGATTACCACCAGTAAACGCAACAGCCTGGCTTATCACGAGATGATCACAGAGCTTACAAACATTTTTACAACTCATACTTCTACCTCTCAATCAAATAAGAGGTGAGCCGTAACCCACCTCTTAGAATTAGTCAACCTCTAAGGGTGAGTTACTTAGCAGCAACCGTTGTTGTATCCGTTGCATCCACCGTAGTAGGTATTCGGATTCGGAACAACATATGCCGGAACAGCTGCCGGATTGATTGCATTGATTAACTGCTGTGTCTGAGATGCCATTGCAGTTGTAAGAAGTGCGCTCTGGCGATCCTGAGATGCAGCACGTTTCAGATCAGAGTTCTCTGCCTGTAATGTTGCAAGCTTATCATTCGTCAAGAAATCGAGAATTGCTCTGGTGTTGCTGTTCTGATTGTCCAGAAGGTCTCTGGTGTTGTTGTTCATTGTGTTCTGAAGAGCACAAGTGTTGGTTGCCAGGTTGTAGTTGATACCCTGGATAGCTTCCCTTGTTTCACAGCAACAATTTGCCAACTGAGACTGTAATGCATTGGTATTCTGCATACCGGCTACAGTATCAGCGTTAATTGCCTGCTGAACGCCATTGAAGCCCTGAAGCATTCCAACGTTCATGCCGTTAAAACCGCTCTGCATGGTATTGTTGAGTGCATATGTGCTGTCACAGATACCCTGCTGAATACCTCTGATACCGTTTTGGATATCGTTAAGAGCGAAGCCCTCGTTGATATCGGCACGTGTAGCCCATCCTTGGAATCCGGCACCATTAGCACCGTTTCCACCATTACCGCCGAAGCCACCGCCCCAGCCGCCAAAACCTCCCCATCCGAAGATTGCGAAGATCAGTACGAGCCAAATAAGTGAAAAACCATCACCGCCCCACATGTCATTGGCACGGTTATTAGAGCCTGTAGCAGCTGCAATGTCGCTAAGACTGTAATTAGAACCATTCATCATGTTTTTAGTCTCCTTATAAATTTATTTACAATAGGAGACATCCGCGGCTGTCATCCCAAATTGTAGCGATTTTAAATCACCCAATCATGGGGAAGTGTTTTATAATCCAAGGAATTTTTGGATAATTCCGTCTGGTGATAAGTGCTTTTCATTAAAAACATTTTGCTGAATTTGATGCAACTGGTCTGTATCACCTTTTTTGTACAAATCCAAGGCGTTTTTTAATGTTGGATTATTCCCTGCAAATTTACTCATATCGTTCATCATGTTATCAACACTTCCGAACCTCTGAGAAATCATTCTTTCAACTTGCTTTTTCATCATGGCATTTGGATTGAAATTCATTTCTGTCTACCTCCATTCTGCTTAGGTTCTGATGTCCCCGACATTTGTGTCGGGAACATGCTCTTTATTTCGGAAATCTCAGAACAAACATCGTTCCGAAGTTGATTAAACATAGCTTCTATATCAATCGGTTTTTCTTCTGCTTTTGGTTGCTGTTGTTCGTCTGGATTTAAAAGTCGGTAAACAAAAATCCTGCTTTTTCCGTCTGCCTGTAGTTGCTTCTTGTATATTTCTGTACCATCTGTTTTTGGATAATAGACAGGATTTCCAGTCATATCCACATCCTTTGCTTTTACAGTGTCAATGCCATCAACCATTTGCCCTGAAAGCATAGCAACCTGTGGCATCTGCTGCATCGGCTGTTGTATTTGTGCCTGTCCATAAGGCATTGTCTGTTGGTAGTTGTTCTGCAACTGTGCCAATCTATCTTGATACGGTTGTACCGGTGTTTGTGGGTATGGATTCAATGGTTGCGGATAATATGGATAAAATGCCATAGTGTGTTCCTCCCATCTCTGTAAGCTTTTCTCTATGCTTACATTATATGAGAGAAACCTAAGTATTTGAACGACACTATTTCGCCATATTTTCGCCATGATACAAAGAAAAGCCCCGATAATACATCGGGGCAACTTTAACAATCTTCTTTTTTACTTTTCGGTTTATGCGGTCAATGGTTCTTGGACTATACCCCATAATCTCTGCTGTTTCAAACAATGTTTTTTCCTCATAAACTCTCAACCGGAAAAATTCTTTTTCTCGGGAATCAAACCCGGATTCGCTTAGATAAAACTTTCTTTCATCTTCTGAAAAGTCTGTATAATTCATAATCCCACCGCCTCCCTTACAAGTGGAATTGCTTATTATGCCGGAAAGATACCGCTTAATGCAAACCCTACAATAGCCCCGATCACGGCCGTGATAACGCAAACAACAATCGTATCGTAGCGTTTTCCCGGGGCTTCCATGAGGGATTTTAAATTATCATTCATTTCATCCACCGTATCTTTGATGTGCCCGAGATCATTGTTGTAAAGAACAATTTTGGTTTCAAGCGCATTGATACGTTCAAAAAAAATGCCGTCACGTTTAGAGTGTTTCTCTTTCATTTCGTGAACAACTTTTTCCAATTCTTCTAAGCGGTGTTCGTTAAAGCAATTCTGTTCACATCCCATCGCTACTCTCCTTCACTCCCATTACATTTTTTGTACTTCTTCCCACCTCATAATGAAGTACCCCAGCAACGCCTGGGAGGAAATGCGTCACGTTCTCAACCTACTTTTTCTGTCAGATTCCTCTGGCAAAGGGAAAAACGCCGTGATTGACAAATATCTCTGTTTCAGAGTTCCATCCTGCATTTACAGAATTTTCCGAATGAGATGTTTCAAACTCAACTCCCTGTTTCACAAGAAAATAAAGAGCCAAATCAAAAATACAATCATAGCATTTGTCCATATCTTTATTGATGTTTTCTTCCGTATAACTCTCAGGATAATTGCGTTTTTTCTGGAATGACCGAATAGCTCTTTTGACTGCTAAGGGAATCATCCTTGCGGTCAGTTCATCACCTTCCAGATACATTGATAGATCGCTTGTAAGCTGTTCGTCCATGCCATTTCACCTACCCTTGCTGTGCTATAATTTCTGATATGATACCAGCCTTGTTTGTGGAAGTCAGGGCATAACCATTGTCACTTGCAAGCTGTCTCAGTTGAGCCACAGTCATACTGGACAGCTCGCTTTCTGTATACTTGTGTGTAACACTTGCTACAGACGGTGACTGGCTGTTTTCATCAAGGCTATGCCCGTTTATTCCCCCTTTGTACCGATAACGATACCGCCATTGGCTTTCGGTGCTACCGGAATAAACATACCGGATGCTTTTGTCCAAACAGCAACTGGATCCTGTGTAGCCCACATGGAAAGAGTAACAAAAGAGCGATTCTCTTCTTGGATGAACTGTCTGTATTCATTCTCTTCCGGTGTTGGTCCCCAAAGTCCAGTACCGAAGGAACCGCCTGCATCAGCTTCGTAGAGAGTGAACACATCCTCTTTGAAGTATCTTCCGGTCATCAGAGTTCCGTCTGCTTTTCTGTAACGGAATTTCTCGTCGCAACGACCAACGGTGATTCCGTACTCCTGCATGAGCAGATTTGCAAGCTCCTGTCTGGTAAGGAGGCGTTTATTCGCAGCTCCCAGAACAGCTGTCTGCATAGCTGTGTTGCTTCTCATGTAGTTGATCATCTTCAGAGATGTGACTGCATTTGTTACTACGTATCCGGAATCCTCGGCTACAGTTACCATCTTCTGAATATCGCCCATGATATCTGCATCTGCTGTAGACCAGTTGGTAAGAGTGACCTTTGCAGAACTTGGTACGCCATAATCGATATTCATTTTCACATTGTTTTCATCAATTTTTACCATACCGGTTGAAAGGAATTGGCCTTTCATGATGTTTGCCCTTCCAACAACACCTTCGAACAGGTTTGTCGCATCGTCAAAAACGAAGTTTGTAAGAGTTTCGTTGTCCGGAACGCCGTTTTCGATAGCTTCCTGGAGACGCTCAGACTGATTGATCTTCCTCTTGATAAAGAGTTTTTCAGTCAGAACTTTCTCGAATCCCGGTCTGGTGCCGATTTCTGCTTCGGTATCAAGAGCGTGAACAAATGCTACCTCCGGCAGTCGTTGTCCAGCCATAAGTCTGTAATACTCGGCTTTCCAAAACGGTGTCTTTACATCTGGAAAAATGGTATCGAGGATACCAGGTCTTGCCACAGAAAAATTCTGAGCGAAATTTAATCTTTCTTCTGCTGTGATAGCTTCTAATACATTGTATGGCATATTGGTTATACCTCCTTAAAATACTGGATCTGTTGTGGTTACAAAAACAATTCCCTGCGCGGTAAGCTCTGTTTTTGCAGTTTCGTCGACTGTGACTGGCAGCCTTTTCTCAAGGACACGTCCTGCTACGATCACGGAAATCGGTCTTTTAGCATCATCTGTCATATCAACATCTTCAAATACGATTCCTTTTGCATCAGTCCCATTTGTCGGATACACGGAACCTGCTTTGATGATTTTTTTATCATTTACTGCCGTTGCATTTGTTGCGTCTGCGGTGTAAGTTTTCAGTACCAGTCCAACCTCAGATTCGAGAATGTTGGGAGTTGACTCATACTGTTTTGTTTTCATAAAAGCCATAATCTAAATCTCCTTTACTTACTTAAAAATTAACCGGTGCATTGTCACCTGCCGGTTCTGTTTTTGGGTTCATGCGTGCTGAGTAAGCTTTTGCGTACTTAGCTGCCGGACTATCGTTATCATCTTTTTTCTGTCCCTTGTCTGAATTTCCGCCACCTGGATTCGGAGTATTGTCAAGAACTGCTTTCTCCCATTCAGATTTAGCATTATCCAGAGCTGCTTTATTTGCTTCGGAAATTCCATTAACAAAAGTTTTGACTTCCTTCATTACGTCTTCAGACTTGTCTGCTGGCATAGATGAAAATGCTTTGATAGCGCTTGCATATGTTTCTGTTGAAAGACCTGCATTAGCGAAAGCAGATGTAATCTCACTGGAAAGCGCTTTCCTGTTGGATTCAGCAAGTGCTTTTTCCAGGTCAGAAATCCTCTTTTCGTTTTCTGCTTTTTCCTTCTGTCGCTCTGCTTCTTGTCTTTCGGCATCCGTCATATTCTGGGCTTTCAAATCATCCAGCTCCTTTTGAAGGTCATCTGCTTTATCAGCTTTTTCTTTCAGAGAAGTGTTTTTTTCTTTCACTTTCTTTGTCTCTGATTCAACAGAATCAAGATATTTAGTCACCTGCTCTTCAGACGGTTCCTCGATTCCAAAGCCGATAAGTACCTGTTTTGCCTGTTCTCTTGTCATAGAAATCTCCTTTCTTTCAGACCATCACACTTTTTTCACACGGTTCGCTCCGCACATGATCTGTACCCGATTTACGCTCACGGGCTGTTGCATTATTTTTGTGTATTAAAAAAGGAACCTTGGATGTTATTCCTTGGTTCCTTTGATAATTGAATTTACGAGTTTTGATTGATAGCCGAAGAATTTACCGTTGAATCAATTTCAGCCGAATTCTTACCGTTTTTATCAATCAATTGTTGTGCTTTCTGCATTTCCGCGTCCGGGTCTGCCAGTTCGGGATATACAGTTCCCAAGTAAGGCAAACTCATTTCATATACCTTTTGTGGATCACTAAATAATCCGCAAGTAATCAGTGCAATCAGCGGATGAATTTTATTCTTAAACAGATAGTCAAGAGCCTGTGCTTTGACAAGCATGTTATCTGTCGGGTTTCTGGTTATCTTTACATCAAAATCTCTTGTTGAGATTGAAATATCCTTTGTGGTCTGTCGGATGATATTCAGAATGATTCTGGCACTTGCTTTCTCAGCTTCCCGGATAAATGGTTCATCCAGTTTTGCTCTGCGCTCTGCAAAATCCCATCCATTTCTGAGATATACAGCTTGACCGGTATCGCCAGACGATTGTTGCTGCCTATCCGGCATTCCCTCAACAATAAGCATATTGCTGTAGATATCGTCTTTTGCAACTTGACTTTCTGTTTGATTCAGTTCAGCGGTCATCAGGTCAACATCTGACTGGCAACCATTTCCAGTATCCTTTACAGAGATAGCGCCAAGCTTAATCATTTTCAGGAATTCGCTTTCATCAATCTCGCAGTTCTTAAATTTCATAAGAGCTTGCACGAACTGTTCTACGCCATCCATTCTGTTCGACTGCATGTTGTTCATGGTGTCAAACATGGTTATCGCAATCTCGATATCAGAGAGACGATCGTGGTTATTCGGGTACTCAACTACCGGGATGCCGCCAAAACCATTGATGCCGGTTTTTGTAATCTGTCCATTCTGGATTTCAAAATATTGTTTTGCCGAAAAGCACAAATAATACTGCTGTTCATTCTCATCTTTAAGAATCTGAACCGAGAGCATCGCTTTTCCGGTCTTCCGTGAATAAACAATATAGCAATCCCCCGGATATGGTATAAAAATTCGAAATGGTGGTAACTCACTGTCCTTTGCCCAGTCATCTTCTTTCAGAATCGCTTTATATGCGGTTCCTACAGCACTTTGATAAGTACCTAGTTCGATGTTTCTGGCTTCTGCGTTTGCTTCGTCCAGATAGTCGTTGAACAAATCTACCTGCTCATTTGCTTCTTTTGTAGCTTTTTTCTTCTTGCACACATACTGGATAGGTTCGCCGTATGTCTGTGATGCTTTGAAGCGGACAACTTCCAGCGCATGATTCTCGCATACACGGTTGTTGATTTCCGGTCGCACCACTTTTTCTCTATAGAGAATCGGCTGATCTCCTTTGTAGTACCGGTACAAATAGTCAATCAGTACCCTATTCCGGTTATGAGTACCGATTGTATCAGAAACAACTTTTCTGACGTTTGCTGTTGTGATCTGGCTTACACCGGTATAGGCAATTTTGCGACCAAACTCGCCCCGGCATAAGTCAATGAAATTCATTTTATTTCTGCCCACTGCCTACACCTCCCATTTTTGGGCATTAAAAAAGCACCGGATTATTCTCCGATGCTCGTTTTACAGGTTACATTATATTATACATAGAACATATGATTCCATATTAAAACATATTAACTTTCAAAATGCTTTTGTTTCCGCAAAGCTTCAATGGCTTTTCCATGGCAGGAACGGATATGCTGTACGGAATATCCCATCTCGTCTGCGACCGTAACCAGATTTTTAAATTCTATGTATCTCTTATGGAGTAAGGATGAGTACATGGAGTTTTCCATATCATTGATATCTCCGGAAACTTTCATTTGCAATTCTGCCAGTCCCTTGACATCAGATGCTATTTCCTGCTGCAATTCAACAATTCTGGTTACAGCATCACCAACACGGTCTTTTCCGCCGGAAGTCTGCACTTTATCTCCATTTGAAAAAGAAGATATACTGGTTGCCAAAAGCCTTAAGCGGTATTCTTCCTGTATTTTATTCTGTATTTTTCTATCAGAATCTTGCACTTGCTCAAGATATTGTCGTGTGTTCATCTCATTCTCCCTCCCCATAATGGATTGCGCATAGCCGTCACTGTACCTACATTTCCTTTTTCTATAAACATCTGAAGCTGAGTAAGACCGTCCGGTGCGTCATCATGCACATTTTTTCCAAGCTGGACAAAGAAAGTAAGTTCGTCCATAGCTGCTTGATACTCTTTGCTCCGGTGTTCTTCGTCCAAAAAAATAAAGTTTCTTTTTATATCATCTGAATATGCGATGATCTTAGACATTTTTTCCATGTTTCCCGGTGCACGGCTGGATGTGCAACTGCATTTATACTTCTGTTCTTTAAGTTTTTCATCCACGTACATCTTGTACATATCACCACCGTTGTTTGCTTCGAAATTAATCTGACGGATTTCATTTCCGATGATTTTTCCAACAACAAGTGGAAGGGTAACTTCTTTTGTTCCTTTGTTAAATACCCAGTCAAAAATATAGATATCTCCATTTTCGTATTCTCGCCCAATAGGCATTGAAAGGCTATCTCCACCGCCCCATGCAACATCACAGGCAGTAACAACACGGCTGTCACCTTCCGGAAGTATTCCATTGTAGTACCGAAGTCCATCTTCCGGAAAAAGGATTCCTTCAC